AAAATGATGTTAATTGGTTATTATATAAAATTAAATAAGTTAAACTTGATAAATCAGTTCCATCAAATGAAGTTAATTGGTTGCTTTGGAGGTATAATTGAGTCAAAGAGGATAAACCTGTTCCATCAAATGAAGTTAATTGGTTACCTTCTAATCCTAAAATAGATAAATCAGTTAAATCTGTTCCATCAAATGTAGTTAAAAGGTTACCATATAGATTCAAATTAGTTAAAGCAGTTAAACCTGTTCCATCAAATGAGGTGATTTGTCTATTTGGTAATTCCAAACTAGTCATATCTCCACTTGGAGTTCCATCGGAAAGACATGGAATAATTGTGAATTCACCGTTTGCGTTTGTTACAGTTGCAGTTGCTGATCCATCTGGGAATACAGATGAGTCTGATCCATCATGGTTATATTTCCAATATGTGGTTGATGTAGTTACATAAATGTTAATATCATTTCCAACGGATTGTGCTGTTATGAATGTTGCCATAGTTTTTAAATTTTTTAAGTTATTTTATTTTTATTATAAAGTCCAATAAACATTAACATATCCACCAAATGGACCATAACCCGCTGGTGCATATTGGATACAATTCCAAGTTTGTCCTTCAAATGTTACAACAGCACCAATATTATAAATCGTTCCACCATCCCATAATGGAGGTGCAGTTGTTGTAGTTGTAGTTGTTCCTCCACCACTATTAACACCTTTTATTCTTAATTTACCATTTCCTGATGGTGGTGTGATTAAATTAAGACCATCAAAAAACCACCCTCTAGCAAATAATGAATCATAATAAGATGTTCCGGCCGATGTTCTACCATTAATTGAAGTAAACGTTCCGTAATCTATACTATGATTATCTAACTGAGATAGAATACTATCATTAGATTCAGGAGTCATTGGGTTACCTGTTAAATCAAGTATTTGTAAATTAACTAAACTTGAAACGTCCAATGAATTTAATTGGTTAGATGATAACCTTAAATCCACCAAGCTCGGTGTTAAAGTTATAGATGTTAATTGATTACCATCAACCCTTAAATTTTGTAAATTAACTAAAGTAGAAACATCAAGATACGTTAAATAATTGTCACCCGCTTTACCACTTTGTAATGATAGAGAAGTTAAACTGGTTGGGAGTACAAAATCTTCAATAGTGGTTAACTCACAACCATTTAATTCTAAAGTAGTTAAGTTTGTTAAATCCGAACCATCAAATGAACTAATTGGGTTACTACTTAATACCAACTGAATTAACGAGTATAAACCAGACCCACTAAATGAAGATATTGAATTATTAAATAAATTTAAACCCTGTAAATTACTAAGACCTGTACCGTCAAATGAAGTTAATAAATTATCCCCTAAATCTAATTGAGCTAAACTTGTTAAATCTGAACCATCAAATGATGTTAATTGGTTTTCCCCTAAAAATAAGCTTACTAAACTTGTTAACCCAGTGCTGTTAAATGATGTTAAATTATTACTAGTTAAATTTAAAGTTTGTAAATTACTAAGACCTGTTCCGTCAAATGGAGTTAATAGGTTACCAAATAAATTTAACGATGTTAATCCCGTTAAATTAGAAATATTTATACCCGATGTTAGATTATTAGTTGAGTCTAATTGAATTAGATTAGGTAGTGATGTTTCACTAGTATCAATCGTTGACATTCCATTACTAGATATGTCTAACGTTTGTAGACTTGATGGTAACAACATATCTGAAAATGACTCTATTTGATTATTAAACAGTTGTAGATTTAACAAAGAAGTTGAATTTGATAAATCTAATGATGTTAAAGTATTAGAATTAATTTCTAAATATGTTAAATTCGTTAAATCAGTACCATCAAATGAATTTATTTGATTGTTGGTTAAATATAAGTAATTTAAATTAATCAATCCATTACCTGAAAATGAAGTTAATTGATTAACTTGTAAATATAAGGTTGTTAAACTTGTTAAATCAGTACCATCAAATGACGTTAATTGATTATTAACTAGATTTAAACTTGTTAATGATGACAACCCAGTACCATCAAATGATGTTATTTGACTGTCAGTTAAAGTCAATTCTAATATTTCACCACTAGTATTACCATCAATATCACAAGGTATTAACGTAATCTCAGGATTATCAACTGTAATGTTTGTGGAATTTTCAATTATCCAAGTTAAGGTTTCTCCTTGTTGTATTCTGAAGTATCCATTGGTTGTAATACAACCTACGTTATACATCATCTCACCCACAGGTATTGCTGTTGTAAATGTTGCCATAGTTTTTAAATTTTTTAAACGTTTAATTTTTATTATAATTATTTAAAAAACATCAAGGATCGTCCCCCTTGATGTAATTTTATTTTATGATATTGGGAGGAGTATTTCATCCTCCCTTTATCTTTAAATATTGATAATAATTAGTTTATGAGATTAATTCTCTAATGTAAGATAAACCTCCACCATTATTTCCACCAGTCCATTGTGTGAATTTAACTTTGTAGAATTTACCATCAAGTACATCCAACATAATCGCTTCTTTATTTAACATATCAAGTGGTGTTCCATTATGTACTTGGTACCAAGGAACCATTGGTTTTGAATTAAATTCACCACTAATTACCATACTACTAGAACTATAACCACTATAATATGAATGAAGTTCAGATATGTTAATATTATTAATATCAAATGTGCTCCATATGTTTTCTAAATGATAATTTCGTGAACTGCCAAGTTCAACATTAAAAAACGTACCTATAGGTTCTGAAGCCCAAAGATGATTCACACCACCCATAAAGGTATTGGCGTATGTAGAACCTTCATTTGAGTTAAATAAACCTTGGGTGTTACCACGTTTCAATTTTAAATAAGATGATATAACATCAACATCGGTACCATAGTTAGCCTTTTTAAACACTTTAACAGTTTGAGGTTGGAATGGTGTTGTGTAAACGTAAGGTACTGTTCCATCTACCGCTGTTATAGACCCATCATTAGCAAAACCACCACCAGGTATTAAACCATTAATAATGATTATGTTAGTGTCAGTACCACCAGTTCCGATAGCAACGTTTGGTGTCGTTATTAAATGTTTATCACCATCAGTTCCAAGATAATATGCTTTACTTCCAACACTAAGTGGACCTTCAACTATGATAGTTGTTGTTCCATCCCAATCAGTAGTGCCCGTTAATTTCTCGGTAAATTTTACACCATAAATAGGGTCATAAGAATACAAGTCATAAGGGTTTGTTGTTGTAGTTGTTGTAGTCGGTTCAACATAATCATTAACATAAGTCAATGTAAACATACTACCAATGTTAGTGATAACACCGTCAGTAATAATAAACGAGTAATCAGGGTTACCCATTTCATCACCAACTAATGGAATATGTGTTGGTATGTTTAGGCTAATGTTTAATAATTGTTTAACACCATTAGTATCCAAGAAATAGATTTCTTTACCTACTACCATATCACCATTTACGACAAAATTAGTCGTACTAACCCATGGGTTTTGATAAGTTAATGAATTCGCCGCGGCATATTGCCCAATCCACTGATTTATATAGTTACCTGACGTTGATGGGTCATATCCCGATAGACTATAAATTTTATCAACAGGTGAAGTTGTGGTAGTTGTTGTTGGAGCTTCAGTAGTAGTTGTAGTTGTTGTTGGAACAACCATTCCATTCATACACAATACACCAATTTCATACGGACTTAACACTTTATCAAATAGCTTAATACTGTTTAAGTAACCATTTAATAATCGGTCACCACCAAATGGTTGATTACCGAACATTGTGTTATTACCATATCCATTATACGAACCATAACCTTGTACGTCTAGACCTCCATTAACATAGATTTGTTTTAATCCATTTTCTTTATTGAAACAATATGTGATGTTATACCACACACCATTAGAAAGTACTGAATTACCAACCAAATCGTCATTCCAAAACGCCATCACAGGATGTCCTTGTCTTTCACCAAGTTGTAGACCCATACCACTACCTGATTGACCGTGACCAACGACACCATTATCGTTATATAAAGGTCTGTCCACACCATTGAATTTAACCCAAGCGGATACAGTCCAAGAACCACCATTCCAGAATGAATCAGGAATTGATGACATATTAACGTAATCATCAATATGGTCAAAAAGGAATACATTATCCGTGTAAGTTGGATTATTCATTAAAGTACCGTTATAGTTACCTTGTTCGTCAACCCAAGTGTCACCACCTGTGTGATTAGCACCTTCTAAATAAACAACAGGAATTGATGGAACGTATTCGGTAGTAGTTGTAGTTGTTGTAGGTGCTTCAGTGGTTGTTGTGGTAGTTGTTGGTTCTTCAGTCGTTGTTGTTGTAGTAGTTGTAGATCCACCACCAAGAACGTAAACACCCGAACCTTCAACAAGGTAATTATCATCCGTTAAATAACCACTAAACTCATCATCAGGTGATTGGGTAGTTGTTGTAGTTGTTGTAGTAATTGGTATACCACTTCCACTATTAACACCCCTAATTCTTAATTTTTTCTGTGTCATGTTTTTATTTTTTAAAGTTTAAATTTTTATTTTGTTAATTGGGGGAATAATCATATCCCCCAATAATTAAATTAACAATAAAAGTTTTTTATGCCCCTGCTTTCGCCTGAGCCGAATTAGAAGTTGACACATCACTTATTTTATATCCGAACACATAGATATCACAAGTTGCTGCAGAACCTTCAGATGTTTCCAATACAAAATACATCTCGTTAGAAACAAGAGTGTTCCCAAATAATTGAATTCCACCAGTTGTAGAAGTTGATTGACCAATTTGGTGAAAACCACCTAATCCTAATCCTAATCTACCACTATTACCAGCACCGACCATAGTGTTAATAAAATTATTAGAGTTGGATAACATTTGAAGACTTGACCCATCCTCATCATTTGTTATAGCAATAATTGCACTTTCTAAATATGATGCAGGTTTTTTATCACCTTCAAAATCTTTTTCTTCCTCATCTTTGACCATAGAATTTGGGTCAATAGATAAGAACATGCCGTTTTCGGCGGTCTCAATAGATGTTGAAGCATTTGTCATTAAGATATCTGTAATAACATAAACACCTGACTCATCAAATGTGATAGTTTGTATTGTACTAGGTACATAATCACCCATACTAACAAAAGGAACAACAATTCCACTATCAAGTCCTGTGATTGTTACATTTGTCATATCCTCATCAGGGAACATAATTTGCATTTCAGGTAGATTTTCCCATACTAAAGCTTTAACGTTAGATGTAAACATAGACTCTCCGCTACCACTAATACCATCACGAACCTCAACCAATCTTACTTGAGCCGTTACATCAGAAACAGGGAAATAAATTGATAATGTTTCTCCACTAATAAAATTAACGGTGTCACCATAACCACCAACTTCACCGATATTAACATTAATATATGGAAAACTTGTATGGTCTATATTTAAATCTGCACCTGTAAGTTTACCAATCATTTTAACAGCATTTGTTGCTGAACCTAAATTGTTAACTGTAAATGAAAGTTCATCAACCGCAGCCTTATTTTGTCTAGCTTGGTCAGCAATGAACGCAAAGTTACCTTCAAATTCACTAACAGTTAATGGAGCACCTTTTGTTGCTTTTCCATTATAAGAAAGGTCTTTAAGAACTAAAGAATACTGAGAATCATATTCAGTTGCGGATTTACCACCAAAATTAAGACCAGTTGATTCAACAGGAGATAATTGTTTTTGAAATAAATAATTCATTTTTAATTTTTTTTTAAAATTTTTATAAGATATTGGGAGGAGTATTACATCCTCCCGTTATCTTGTTTATTTTATTATAACCAATTTATTGGTCTTTGATTGAAGTATTCAGATCCGCCATATTTTAAATAAATTTCTTCACCGGGTTCAATATCCCTTAAAGCAAAGAATTCAAATATCATATCACCACCGTCTCTCCAATCGGCATTGTTTTGATTGTTGTGATTATACAAAGATCCATATCCTAAAGCAACAACATATGTTTGAGTGTTACCTTGTCTTGGATAATAGAATCTATAGTCAGATAAAACATCTGAGTTATGTTGTACCTTTAATTTAAGTAGAGGTGTTGTTTCAATGGTTTCACCACTGAATATTTTTTCTTTTGCAAAAACACCTAATCCTTTATTTGGACTTTCTTTAACTTCAATTTTTGTTGGTACTTGTATCATTGTTTTTTATTTGACTTGTTTAATCAGATATTGGGAGGAGTATTTCATCCTCCCTTTATCTTGTGTTTTAACCTTTATGGATTAGTTTACACCACCAAATGAAGTTCCAGAAGGAACACCATAGATATTGATTACATCTGTCGCAGCAGGTGCATTATCAAATGTAACTGTAATACCACCATTTTGGGTGTATGCAAATGACATTCCTGATAATTGTACTAGACCGTTAATGAATACAAGTTCAGTGTTTGGATGAACATAAGCCGTAAATGATGTAGCAATTCCATCAGGTGACTCATTGAATCCAACCATTGTAGGTCTGTTATCAATTACAAAGTTTCCAGTGTTATTTGACAAGTTGTTAACAGATGTTTCTACACTCATCACAGCATCAGATACTTCAGCAAATGAATCAATTGCTGTAAGGTCTGTGTTAGCGATTAAGTAAGATACTTCGTAAGACAACTCAGTTGCCAATGATGCTTCAGCAGCTTCTGCTCTTGAAATCTCAGAAGAAATCTCAGCCATCACGTCAACTCCACCAACTTTCAAGATTGTCTCAACATCAACTTCACCTAAGAATGTACGGATACCAGATGCAGGAGCTGCAACTTCTTCTTTCAATTCAATTTGGTTAGTATCACCATTAAGAACGATAGTTGTTCCATCAACGTCAGCCAACGCTGCGATTTCAGTTGTTAAACTGTCAGCCAATGATTGGTCAGCAGCTAAACGAGCTGATTCTTCAGCAGATACTGCGTCAGATACCTCAGCGAATGAATCAATTGCTGTCAAGTCTGTGTTAGCTATCAAGTAAGAAACTTCGTAAGACAATTCTGTAGCTAAAGAAGCTTCAGCGTCTTGTGCTCTTGAAATTTCAGCTGATAGGTCAGCAGCCAATGATTGTTCAGCGATTTGTCTAGCATAATCAACCGCATTTACTTGGTCAATTCTTGTAGATACCTCAGCAGACAAGTCAGATGACAATGATTGGTCAGCAGCTAAACGAATAGATGCTTCGTTATCAATTGCTACAACTCTATCAGATACTTCTGTAGATAAATCAGCAGACAATACGGCTTCAACACTTGTTGCTCTTGCAACCTCTACAGACAATGAAGCAGCAGCTGCATCAGCCAATGTAGTGATAGCGTTGTTGATGTCTCCATCTGCACTTTGGAATGCACTAACGATTTCTGTCAATGAATCTAGAGCAGCTGGGTCAATGTTTGAAGTAATGAAGTCGATTTGGTTCTGTAGAGACTGGTCACCTTCAACTCTCATAGATGATTCAGAATCTAAAGCGTTTGTCAATGACAAGTCAGCAGATACTCTTTCTATGATTTCTGTTTCCAAAGAAGATTCCAATGATTGGTCAGCAGCCAAACGAGTAGATGCTTCGTTATCAATTGCAACAACTCTGTCAGAGATTTCAGTAGATAATGAATTTTCTAATGAAACTTCAGCATCCATTGCACGAGATGTCTCATCAGCCAAATCAGAAGCTAATGAACCTTCAGCAGCCATTGCTCTTGATTCTTCAGCGTCAACATCAGCGATTCTTGCAGATACTTCAGTAGAAAGTGCTGAGTCAATAGATGCGTTAGCCGCAGATAGATCAGTAGTGATTTTAGTTGACAATGAACCTTCAGCAGCAATAGCACGAGACTCTTCAGCGTCAACGTCAGCAATACGAGCAGATACCTCATTTGACAATGATGTCGCTAATGAACCTTCAGCAACCATAGCTCTTGATTCTTCAGCGTCAACATCAGCGATTCTTGCAGATACTTCAGAAGACAAGTTAGATGCTAATGAACCATCAGCAGCAACTCTGTAAGAAGCTTCAGTAGATACATCAGACTCACGATGAGCAGTTTCAGCCGAAAGATCAGAAGACAATACAGCCTCAACAGACATTGCTCTTGTTTCTTCAGCGTTAACATCAGAGATACGAGCTTGAACTTCAGAAGACAAGTCTAAAGCTACAGATGCATCACCTGAGATACGTGCAACCTCTTCAGTAGAGATAGCAGCCTCACGGTCAGCAACTTCAGTGGATAAATCACCAGCTAATGATTGGTCAGCAGCCAAACGGATAGAAGCTTCGTTGTCAACAGCTAATGTCGCTGCACTTGCCAACGTTGTGATAGCGTTATTGATGTCACCATCCGCTGATTGGAATGCTCCAACGATTTCAGTTAATGAATCTAAAGCTGCTGGGTCTGTGTTAGAGATTACGAAATCAACTTTAGTATTCAATGACAATTCAGCACTTGTAGCACGAGATGCTTCAGAAGCTAAATCAGAAGCCAATGAACCTTCAGCCGCGATAGCTCTTGATTCCTCAGCGTCAACATCAGCAACACGAAGAGATGCTTCAGCGTCAATGTTGTTTTGTAATGAAATCTCACCAACTACTCTTGTAGATGCTTCAGCAGAAATAGCTGAATCTACAGATGCATTAGCGTTTGATAAGTCAGTACCAATTTTAGTTTCCAATGAACCTTCAGCGGCTGTAGCACGAGATGCTTCAGAAGATAGGTCAGAAGCTAAAGATGCATCACCTACAACACGTAGAGAAGCTTCTGCTGAATCAGCAGCATTCATTGCATTCTCAAGAGATACGTCAGCTGATATTCTTTCTGATGCTTCTTTGTTGATCGAATTGGTTCTAAGAGATACTTCTGTTGATAAATTAATTGATAATGAATTTTCAGCAGATTCTGCTCTACTTTGTTCTGAGTCAACATAATCTACTCTAGCTGCTATTTCTTCATATAATGCTGTAGCTAAAGAAGCGTCACCAGCAACTCTCATAGAAGCTTCAGCTGAATCAGCTGCTTCCATTGCAGTTACGATAGACAATTCATTTGCGATGTGTTCACTATGTTCAGCAGCGATGTAGTTAGCTAATGAACCTTCAGCAGCGATTGCTCTTGATTCTTCAGCATCAACGTCAGCGATACGAGCAGATGTTTCAGAAGAAAGTCCTGAAGCTAATGAACCTTCAGCACTTGTTGCACGAGCAACCTCAACTGAAAGACTAGCAGCAGCTGAATCAGCCAATGTAGTGATTGCGTTGTTGATATCACCGTCAGCTGATTGGAACGCTCCAACGATCTCAGTTAATGAGTCAATTGCCGCAGGGTCAACGTTAGATGTGATGAAATCAATTTGATTTTGTAGAGATAAATCTCCAGCAACTCTGAAAGATGCTTCAGCTGTATCAGCGTTGTTCATTGCAGTTTCTAAGCTGTTGTCAGCTGCCAAACGGATAGATGCTTCAGTTGAATCAGCATCAGCCATTGCTGTTGCCAATGAACCTTCAGCAGCCATTGCTCTTGATTCTTCAGCGTCAACGTCTGAGATTCTTGCAGATACTTCAGAAGAAAGGTTGTTAGTCAATACTAACTCAGCAGCCATTGCTCTTGATTCCTCAGCATCAACGTCAGCGATACGAGCAGATACTTCAGAAGAAAGTCCTGAAGCTAAAGAAGCGTCACCTGATACTCTTGCAGATGCCTCAGCAGATACTGCAGATGTTCTATTAACGATTTCAGAAGAAAGACCTGTAGCGATTGAAGCGTCAGCAGATGCACGAGCAACTTTTTCAGTTGACAATTCAGCGGCTCTAACTGATGCTTCAGCTAAGATAGCTGCAGTTGCTGTAGATGTAGCGGAAGACAAATCAGATGCTAATGAGTTATCACCAGCAACACGAGCAGATGCTTCAGCAGATACTGCAGATGTTCTGTTAACAACTTCAGAAGATAAATCAGAAGTCAATGAACCTTCAGCAGCTGTAGCACGAGATGCTTCAGCAGATACTGCAGCTTCTCTGTTTGCTACTTCTGTAGACAAATCAGCGTTAACTGAAGCGTCACCTGAAATACGAGCAGCTTCTTCCAAAGATACTGCACCTTCACGGTCAGCGATTTCTGAAGAAAGATCTCCAGCGATTGATTGGTCAGCAGCTAAACGAATAGATGCTTCGTTATCGACTGCTGTAGTTGCAGCTGTAGCTAATGATGTGATAGCACCGTTTAGGTCACCATCAGCTGATTGGAACGCTCCAACGATTTCAGTCAATGAATCAATTGCAGCAGGATCTACGTTAGAGATAACGAATTCTACTTTAGTGTCTAATGAAGCCTCAGCTGATTCAGCACGAGCGATTTCAGTTGACAATGCAGCATCGATTGAAGCATCAGCAACACTCATTGCAGCAGCTACTGACTCATCACCTACAACACGTAAAGATGCTTCAGCATCGATGTTGTTTTGTAATGAAGTTTCAGCAACCATTGCACGTGATTCCTCAGCGTCAACGTCTGCTTCACGGTTAGCAACTTCTGTAGAAAGGTCAACTGCAAGAGATGAATCACCAGCAACTCTTCTAGATTCTTCTATTGATATTGAATCTTCTAGTTTTGATTTTGCTGCTGTTAAAGCAGTATCAACAGATGCATCACCAGAGATGCGGTTAGATACCTCAGTGGACATTACGTCAGATACGTTTGTATCAATGGATGTTACAACGGATTGTAAACCATCAATATCCGCAACGACGATACCAACTGGGGCAGTAATTTGTGCGTTGTCCAATATTAAATCGGACTGTCTATTTAAGACTATTTTAGTTTCTGCCATTTTTTTATATTTTAAAATTTATGGTTTTAATGTGATACTTTTTCACTAATAGGTATAAAAACCTCTTGACTGATAAATTTAAATAGGAATACGTTGACTTGAGGGCATAAAAAAATATTCACGTCCAATCACTGAATACAAATAAGGGTTTTAAATAAGAGATATGAATAAGGAATATAAATATTGTCAGATAACTGACTTTTTAATATAAATATCACGAACTTTAGCAAAAGTTCAATTTAGGCTAAATTATATATTAAATTTTTTAAATTTTTAATTGAGTTAGCATATAACAAAGGTTCACAATTACCTTCACCATTTAAATAATCAACTATTAGGTCATTTAATAAGTTATCCACCCCAAAAATAAAGTTAGCTTTATTTCTATTTTTTTCTACGGACATTTTATAACCTTTTAATTTTAAAAATGCCGCCAAATAAAGGTCGGATGTTGAGTATGTTGAGTTTTCTTGTTCCATCTTTTGTTTCTAATTCTTTTTATAAATATGACACTATATTAAAAAGTTCTGTAACTACATTTTAATTTCATACCTGGATAAGGTGGAATTAAAAATGTAATAAACTTACCGTCTATTAAATAATCCCCATCCTCATCTGAATCCTGTAATAACCCATTTAAATATAAATGTTCTGAATTTGGTATCGGGTCATATAAAAGTTCAAATGTTGTGTTTTCACCATCAATTAAACCCATAGGGATTTCTTTATCTACATGGGCAATTTTTGTAAAATCAATTTCAATCCAGTCATCAATTAAACCTACCCATTCTACATCTTTTAATTTATAATAAATTGTACCACCACTAACACCAACGATCATCCCTGATCTTCTTCTATCTTCAGGAATGTCGTTTAGATCCTCTATCGTCTCTACGTTTCTTAAACCATCAATACCATATAACGGGTCAATTACCGCATAGGTGTCTCTAGTATCCAATGGACTAATAAAGCCCATTACGCCTATACCGCCGTTAGTGTCAAATTTTACCATTTACATATAAATTTTTCAATCACAGACCCATACATCAACACTTGAATATGTTGATACAAATGATCTATATACATAATAAATAATCTCATTTCCAGATTCGTCTAAAATATTTAATGTTTCTGTATTAATAAATGGAATAATAAATCCATCACAACCCGCTTCACTATCCCTAAATGTCTCAGGTTGAGCGAATGATTCAGGTATTAATAAATAACAATATCCTTGCTCTGACCTATAATTTAAATAAGTTGATAATATATTAGAAGTCGTTAACTCATCCAACAAATCAACGTAAGTATTATCAATAACTTTTTTATTAATTTTACCATAATATACTTTTGACTGTACAACTGTAGGTGTAGGTGTTGGTGTCGGAGTAGGTGTAGGTGTTATTGTTTCTGTTGGTGTCACGGTTTCTGTCGGTGTTGGCGTCGGAGTTGGAGTAACAGTAGGTGTTGGCGTCGGAGTTGGTAATACTGGTGTTTCATATATTACCATATCTTTTTCAATTACGTGATTTACTCTAATATTATTATTGCCCATTGTTACAAATGGTGGCCTTAGGATCGTATTGTCAACTAATAAACCATAATCGTGATCTAATGTTAGTGTTTCAGATGCACTTATTTGTCCTTTAGGTATGACAATATCACCTATAAGGTTTATTGGGTCGCCACTTATAACATTAAGTGTTACGTTATACCCAACTGTCGTATCGGCAGGTACCACAACATCGTTATTTACGGTAACTTTAACCACTATACTACCTTGAGATATTTCAACAACCGTATGTATGTTAAGTAATATAAATGTTTCAGAGCAAGTAGGACAACTATAATCAAATAAGTCAAATTTATTTTTTAATATTCTTGTATTGTGTTGTATTTGTGTAAAATCTAATGGTTCGGTGTACATTCTAAATTGAGAAATACCTCCCATAAATGTTCCACCAAAGTTTTCTTCAAGTAAAATATTGGTAGAAAGACCACTTAATGTTGTTGCTGATAAAATATTATTCGGAAAAAGTTCAGGGTCTTGCATATATGGACCATAAGGTTCCGTACAAGATGAAAAAATTAAATGATCGTGAAGACCTTGAGTTCCTCCCCCAAATGAAACATTAAAAGGAACCCCAATTTGTTTTTCTTTTTCTGTGTTTAATTCTCTTGGTATTATCTCTTCAAAATCATCAATTATCATAAAAAGATAACCATTAACAAAAAGTTTTAATGTTCCTAATCTATAATCAATCTGATCAAACCATTTTTTATTAAATCCTATTTTATGAATTTTTGGTTCAAGTACAGATCCAGGATGTGTTTCAGGTGGTCCAATAAGTTTATATGACTTTCCATCTATTGATGATTGAGTTGTTATTTTTCTTAAATCATTTAACCCACCCAAATTCTCTAAATCACAATTTTCAATATTTTTATATCTTTCAAAAACTGCACTTATCATAACCCATTTATCGGGTATAATGTCTCCACATTCGGTATTACATATATCATATATTGGATTAGATGAGTAATCATTTATTGTATATCCCGTTTGATAAGTTAATCCACTTGTTTCACAAGATCCTGTTGTTACACAAGATCCGGTTATTTTTATATATCTTACAGCAATACTTGGATTTTCAGCACAACCCTCAAATCTAAATGAAAGTCCATTTGATAAAACATCAAACTTTGGGTCAGTCTCTGGTAATGGTACTTTTTCAGTACTTGTACAACCACAATTACAATCTAAATTATGAATAGTAGTGTACCCACTATTTGGATAAACATTAACACAATCTGAATCTGTTACTCCGGTATTATAACATGCACAAGATTTTACACAAGATAGTTCACTTGTGTTTCTTGTATATCCACTATCTGACAATGGTGAACCACCATAATTATGATAAAATTTGTTTTCAGCCCTTGTACCAAAATAGAAAAATGTACCAGCATTTTCGGGATACCTATTATTAAGATATTCTTCAGTAGAGTTATCAATATAATATTCATCTTCAATTCTTGGCTTTAAAACCATTTCAACCGTCCACCCTTTATTTACTCTTTCGGGGAAAACTTCATAATCGTATCCGTTTAATTTATAAAATCCTTGATAAAACCCCCCATATAATTCTTGATAATACCCTGCGGTTGGATCATCCTTATAAACTATATTATATATTGTTTGTTTTGGTCTTCCTGAAAAAACAACATTCGGTAAGTTTGTGTATCCCGTAACAGGATGCATTTTAAATCTTCTATCTCTATAATGAGGATCAAACTTATGAGTATCATCTATACCCATTGTAAAATATAATGTTTGACCCGTTAAAGAATTATATAATCCGTTGTCAGTTCCAACAAGACCCACATCACAGGTTTCAGTATATGATGTTAAACAAGATAAATCTAAATAATTTGGATTATAATAATTTTTTGATACTAAAGTATTTCCCGAAATATAATCACCAAAATTTATTGTTGGTTGGGTGTTTGTTAAATTATTATTTAAATCTATAAAAATTGGTAATCTATTACCATCATCTTCTCCAATTAGTTTTGTTGAAAACACAACTTCTTCGTCATATCCCCTTTCATCAGAAGATAAAGTTAAATCAAAATTACGGTTATAGTCTAACTTTAATGAATAATTTGGTCTATAAAAAGAATTTAAATTTTGACTCGGCATTTCTTTTTTTATGATAAATAGTTAGTGATAAGTATTTATAGGTAAAACCCCTAATGAAAACATATAAATATTCAACAAAAGAAAGAGCTGAAAGAGTTGCAAAATCTTTAGGATGTAGTGGTTCTCATACTCACAATGAGGATGAGAATAAAAAATACATGCCGTGTAAAGATATGAAAACGTTTAAAGAAAAAACAAAAAAAGGTAAAGAAGAGGAGGTTACTGAACTTGTTGATGACGACGGGACAATGCTTACATCAAAAATTCCTATTACGGATCCTGCAAGTACGGGTACGGTTGGAAACCCAACAACAACCGACACCAAAGTTGGTATGCAAAGAGTACCTAGAGACCCACTTTTAAGGGGTGTTTATGGTTATTATGGTGAATCACATATTAGAGAAGAAGATATGGAAGGGGCGTTTGGTTTTGAAGATACAAAATTTATGGACTATAAAGACACCGTAAAGTACTACCAAAAAGAGTTAGATATGGATAAAGATTCTGCAATTGAAAGAACGGTTCAACAAGGAAAAAAACCAAATCTTCAAAAAAGAGCACCAAAAAATATTAAAAAGAAAAAAAACTTTATTGATCGTTTAATATTAAAGGAAAAAGAAATAGAAGAAGATAAAATTGTAAATAAAACTTCAATATCTGATGTTGACTCTCCCGCGTCTAAAATATTAAAAAAGAATATTTCAGCATTAAAGAGTATGGCAGAAAAAGAAGGGTTAAGTTTAAATGATTTAATTAGATTTTTAAAAAATGAATAGTCAACTTTATAATAGAAAGGCAAAACTTCCCGACTCTTTAGTTAAACATTTAGAGAAATCTTTTAATTCTATGGGGTCAGACACAAATGTTGAGGGTCATAATAGAAATAAAGAATTAAGGGAAACGGGAGTTGCAACTTATCAACAGATCAAAAGAATTAAAAATTGGTTTGATTCTTATAATGGAAATAAAGAAGATGTCCCTTTTATTTTAAATGGTGGTGATAGAATGAATACTTGGTGTGATGAAGTATTAAATGTTTGGAGAAATAGCACTGAAGGTGGAAAAGAAATTAAAAAAGACACCGGAATGATGAATCAATATAATGATGAACACACAAGAGATAATTTAAATATTGCCGACACCCATTCATCTACCGTTGATAATTTAAAAATTGAATCAATAAAAGAAGATATAAAAAGAATAAATAAACTAATAAAAAATACAAATTATGCCGGTACAAAGCGATAAAATGGATTTTTCTCAACCAGAGAACGAATTATCAATGATAGCAGAACAGCAAAGAGCCAAACTTTTCCCTAAAAATGACTTTTCACCTGAAAGTGATAGTTATTCTTCGGTACATCCAGATGCATTAGCAACGGGAGACAATAAAGGTAGAGGAAACGGAATTGAATTAGACGTATATAGTGAAAACATAGGAACATCTAGTGATATTAATGCAAGAAAAGAAGAATTGAAAGTTAACAAATATTCACAAAATAACCCATACTACGTTGTTAAATAAATGAAACTACTCGGATCGTTAAAAAGTTTAATTACTGAAATCGCAGCAATTGACGATATGCAAAATGGTATTAAACAAAAAATGGTAATGATTATTAATTATAACGACGATAAACCTGAGGCGAGAGGTTATAGAACAATAGAGCCGGTTTGTTTAGGTTATAGTAAAGCAGGGAATTTAGTATTAAGGGCTTGGGAAAGAGAAGGTGCATCATATTCAGCAGCAAAAGAAGGTAACATTCTTCCTGGTTGGAGATTGTTTAGAGTTGATAAAATATTGACTTTTAAACCGACTATGGATAACTTTATAGAGATGAGACCGAATTATAATCCAAATGGTGATAATTCTATGTCTAGTGTAATTGTAAATGCCACCTTTGGTGATGAACCTGAAGAAAACATAACGTAATATGAGTAGTTTAATGGAAAAATTGGCCCTTTCTAAAAAGATAATGGAAAGAAGCGAGGAAATAAAAAGGGGTGAGGTTAGATCAACAACTCCTATGGTTGAAAATTTTGAGCCTGTAAATGCTGGGTACAATATTCCTGAAGAATATTTAAGTGAAGCTCCGACACAAAGAATAACGGATACCACCGCATTACCAACACAGGATAGAATAATAAATTCTAAACTACCTGATGAAATTAAAAGGTTGATGATTGAAAATCCAATTGAAAAACCATCATCAACTGGACCAACAATTTCAAACGAAGTCATTGAAGGGGCTCAAAGACTCATGAAAAAAGATAAAATATCAGATTTACCAACATCTCAAACACCAAAACAAAAAATATCAGAAAATCATTCATCGTCTAATTTTAATATGGGTGAATTAAAAACTATGATTAGAGATGTAGTGAGAGATACCGTAAGAGATGTTGTAAGAGAAGAACTAAAACAAGCAGGTATGATTGTTGAATCAACTCAAAACTCAAACGAATCTATACAATTTAAAGTAGGGCAACACCTATTTATTGGTAAGGTTACAAAAATCAAAAAGTTAGAAAAATAACATTAAAATTAAATTTTCCAATCCACCTCAAAAGGGTGGATTTTTTGTTTTATAATGGTTATTATTTGTTTAAAAGAAAATATAATGAGCAAAATTAGAGTATTATGTCTCCCCTCAGACCGTACGGGAGTTTTTAAATTTAGGTCGGGTGACCCTCACGTAATGTTACAAAATAATCACGGAGACGACTTTCACGTAGATATTGATTATGAACCAAGAATTAACGATCCAAACTATTGGAAACAATATGATATTGTTCATTTTCATAGATCTATTGGTCAAGATTATAACCAATCTGAAAACATCATTAAATACCTTAATTCATTAGGTATTGTCACAATTATGGATTTAGATGATTATTGGTTACCAACAAAAGAACACCCAGTACATCAATTGGTTGTTCAAAATAAATTACACGAAAAGATTATGGGTAATTTAAAGGTGGCTCAACACGTAACAACCACAACATCGGTATTTGCAACTGAAATTGCAAAACTAAACAAAAACGTTTATGTGTTACCAAACGCCATTAATCCAAAAGAACCTCAATTTAATGCAGTTACAGAACCGTCAGAAAAACTTAGATTTGGCTGGCTTGGCGGTTCATCACATTTGCACGATTTAAAACTTCTTGATGGGTCAATGAACAAATTGTCAGCATATAAAGATAAGTTTCATATGTTTTTATGTGGTTTTGACACAAGAGGAACCGTAACAGAAATAAATCCTCAAACAAACGAACAAAAACAAAGAGATATTAGACCCGAAGAAACCGTTTGGGCAAGATATGAGGAGATATTCACGGACAATTATAAAATGGTGGATCAAAAACATAAAGAATTTTTAATGACATTTAAAAATGAAGATTATGTTTCAGATGTAATACCTTTTTATAATAGAGTATGGACTAAACCTGTTACCAGTTATGCATCAAATTATAGATTATTTGACGTATCTCTTGCACCAATTAAAAACCATATCTTTAATAGAGTAAAATCACAATTAAAAGTTATTGAGGCTGGATTTTACAAAAAGGCAATTATTGCATCAAATGTCGGTCCATACACAATTGACTTAAAACACGCACTTAAAAATGGTGAATTTACTGATGGTAATGCCCTTTTAGTTGATGAGGTAAGAAACCATAGCGATTGGTCAAAATATATGAAAAAACTAATTGACAACCCTAACTTGGCATATGATCTTGGACAAAGACTATATGAAACGGTTAAAGACACGTATGATCTAAATAAAGTCACAGCTGACAGAGCAGAACTATATAAAAGTTTAATAAAATGATAAACATTCCTATTTCTAAAATTTTATTCTTGGACATTGAAACCGTTGGTGGGTGTCCCGATTATGAATCTTGCACAAGATTTAATCCTGAACTTGCAGAACAATTTGAAAAATATTTTGATTGGTTTCTAAAACGTTTTCCTGAAGACGAAGGTCTTTGTCCTAGAACCGAACTTAGAGATTACGTCTTTAAAAAAAGATCGGCACTTGTTCCTGAATTTGCAAAAATTGTTTGTGTATCAATGGCATTTGTTATGGATAATGGTGAAGTTAAAAAACAAACATTCTCTGGGGATGATGAAAATGAATTATTAATACAAGTAAGGAATCTTTTAGACAGGTGTCATAAATTAGATTTTTATCTATGTGGACACAATCTTAAAAATTTTGATATACCAATGTTGGCAAAAAGAATGATAATAAACGGAATTTTACCGTCTAAGATACTTCCAGATTACAACACAAAGCCTTGGGAAGTTAAAGCAATTGACACAAAAGAAATTTGGCAATATGGTGCATACACATCAATAGGGTCGTTGGATCTTGTTTGTTCAACAATGGGAATACCGACACCAAAGGATGGTGAGGTAACAGGAGATAAAGTACATCACGCATATTGGGTAGATCAAAAATTAAAAGAGATCTCAGAATACTGCGAAAAAGATGTTGATGTACTTATTGAGTTCATAAAAAAATTAAAAGAGTTAAAATAATGTTTGAAAATTTAAAAAACTTAAGAGAGGGGATGAAGACAGTTAAAGATCTTCGTTCAAAATTAGAAAATGTTGATATGAACGACCCACAAAAAATGATGGAAGCGTTTGGTATAAACATTGACGAAATTGAAGATGCATATTTAAATATGAAACCTGAAAAACAAAAAATAGTTTTAGGTTTTTCTAGATCTAAAGACAATGCTGTCACACCAAGTTATGCTTACCCAACGGACTCAGGGTTTGATTTATATTCCACAGAAGAAAAATATATTGAACCATTTGGTAGAGAGTTGATTCCAACAGGTCTTCATTTTGATATTCCTGAAAACTATGAAATACAAGTAAGATCAAAAAGTGGATTGGCTCTTAAACAAGGTCTTATGGTTTTAAATTCACCAGGAACCGTAGATCAAGGATATACAGGGGAAGTCCAAGTTATTATGTTTAATACAACAAAAGAAAAAATTAAAATAGAAAAAGGTCAAAAAGTTGCACAAGCAGTTGTTTGTCCTATCTTAACAAGTAATTGGATTGATATTAGAGAATTGGAATCTGTCGAAAATAAAGATAGAGGTAGTAACGGATTTGGAAGTACGGGGATATGAAAAGTAGGAAAGAAATAGAACAGGAAATTAAAAAAACCGAAACTGAAATCACAATGTCAGATATGAATGATGGGTGGTGGAATAAATACATGGAAGAGAAATTAAAAAAATTAAAAAAACTTTTAGAGGATGATAACAGTAGGGTTTTCGACGAGGAAGATTGATGACACCTTTGTTGAGATGTTAAAAAAAACATCGGGACTTTCAAAAATTGAAATTATCCCGTTTGAGAATAATGGGGAATTTTCATTAACTGAGGTTTATAATAAAATACTTGATCAATCATCAAATGATATTGTTGTACTTTGTCATGATGACATTTATTTTGATTCAAAAAATTGGGGTTCAAAAATATTAAATTATTTTAAAAGAAACTCAGATTACGGTATTTTAGGTTTGGCAGGTACTACAAACATGCCAAAATCAGGAAGATGGTGGGAAGATTTTTCTAAAATGAAAGGTATTGTAAATCACGAACACGAAGGAAAAAAATGGGAATCAAAATATTCTGCAAGTAAAGGAAACCAACTTGACAATGTAGTTTTAGTTGATGGTCTTTTTATTGTAGTAAATAAAAAAAATATTAAAAAACCATTTAATGAAGAGATCGGAGGATTTCATTTTTATGACGTAGATTTTTCTTTTAGAAATTTTATTGAGGGCGTTAAAATTGGAGTTATGTATGACGTTAGAGTTACACATAAATCAATTGGTCAAACAAACGAACAATGGGAAAAAAATAGAGAAATTTTTGCAGAAAAATATAAAGATATATTACCAGTTAAAGTAAAAAGAAACTTAACGTTAGAATCACCAATTAAAGTATTACTTTCTTGTTTATTTTTTAAAACATTTACAGGATCAGAAATGTATGTTTATGAATTAGCAAAAGGTTTAAAAAAGTTAAATTGTGATGTAACGATTTTATCAGATATAAACGGACCACTTTCATCAATTGCTAAAACGCAAGGTATAAAAGTTTTACCTTTTCACGAAGCGCCTGGTTATAAATTAGGTGATGGAAAATGGGGGATTAATACACCACAAGGTATTCAAGCATCACAGCCAAATATAATGTATAAAATTTCAGAGATTGATTATGACATTATTCATACCCAACACACACCAGTAACAAATCAAATGTGTCAAATGTATCCTAACATTGATAAAATTTCAACAATACACTCAGAAGTTATTGAACTTGAAAATCCTGTAATTGATGAAAAAATTAAAAAGTATATTTGCATAAGACCTGAAATACAAGACCATATTGTGTCAAAATTTGAAATTGATAAAACAAAAACCGAAGTAGTTTATAACCCTATAGATATTAATCGTTTTAACACTAAAAACGTAAAAGATGATGGATACGTTTTATTTGTCGGGACAATTGATTATTTACGAGAAAACACAATAAAAGATCTTGTTGAATATACAAAAGAAATTGGAAAGGAATTGTGGTTAGTTGGGGAAAACAAATCAAACTATTTAGAGGATCTTTTAAAGAGTTCTCACGTTAAATATTACAATGCAACAAGTAAAGTTGAGACGTTTGTTAAAAATTGTTCTGAAACTGCAGGAATACTTTTGGGTAGGACGACAATTGAAGGGTGGCTTTGTGGTAAACCCGGATGGATTTACAATGTGGATGAATCGGGTTATATTTTAAATAAAGAAAAACACGAAGTACCTGAAGATATTAATAAATTTAATTCTTTGGAAGTTGCAAAAAAAATAAAAGAAGAATATATTAAAATATGTCATTAATAATATTAACAACTGCATATAATTGTGAAAACTACATTGAGAAATGTTTAACCACAATAATGACTCAAAAGCATAACGATTTTAGGTGTTTTATTACGGATGATTTATCTACCGACAATACTTTAAGTAAGATAAAGAATTTAATACAAAACGATAATAGGTTCACATTAATAGAAAATACTAAAAAAATGTACCAACCCGGTAATTACGATCAAATTATACGAGGAAATTACAACGTCAAGGATAATGATATATGTGTGGAAGTAGATGGTGATGATTGGTTGCCGGACTCAAATGTTTTTAGTAGAATCAACTCAACGTATTTAGATAGTAGTGTTTGGTTAGCTAATGGGTCTTTTAAATATCACGATGGTAGGTCAGGATTCTCATCACCCCATAGTACTTTTGAGGATATTAGAAATAAACCATTCACTCTTAGTCATATTAGGACTTGGAAATCGTTTTTATGGAAAAATATAAAAGTTGACGATTTAAAAAATGAAAACGGGGAATACTGGGATGTTGCCGGTGACTTGGCGTTCATGTTCCCGATGGTAGAAATGTCAGGAATTGATCATTATAAATTTATGCCCGATGTTAATTATGTTTATAACGAAGAAAATCCATTAAATGACCATAAATTACATCTTTGGAGGGTTCAACGGGTCAATAATATTATCAGAAACTATAAACCGTACAATAGATTATAAATGATAAACGAGTTTTTTGATAAAATATATTGCATCAATTTAGAAGAAAGAGTTGACAGGTGGATGTCCGCAAAAAAAGAAATGGACGAAATGGGTATTCAAAATGTTAAAAGGTTTTCAGCAATAAAAAATAAAATAGGACATTTAGGTTGTAGAGATAGCCATATTGAAATAATAAAAGACGCAAAAAATAATGGATATAAAAGAATATTGATTCTTGAAGATGATTTTATTTTTATAAACAAAGATAAAGATCAGATCAATGACATACTAAACCAATTAAATAATGTGGATTGGGAACTTTTTTATTTTGGAGCTACTGTTCATTTATATGACGGTAAATTAGTTAAGGTGGATAAAAATTTAGTCCAAACTAATTTTGCTTATACAACTCATTCATATGCGGTCAATTCCTCCATATATGATTTCATAATAGATAATGCAAAAAATTATGATATTATTGATATTTTTTATAACGATCATATTGTAAAAAATAATAAAACATATATTAGTAACCCAATGATATGTTTGCAAAGAGAAAGTTATTCAAACGTAGAAAATAAGTTTTCAAATTACGAATGGATGGTAGATTATTTTAATACTGCATTAAATAGGTAATATGATATATTGTAATTTAAAGGGAGGGTTGGGAAATATGTTATTTCAGATTGCAACTGCAATTTCTTTTTCCACTGATAGATCGGACGAATGTTTCTTTCCTAATCTATCAGACCAGATTAATTACCTTAACCGGGAGTCAACTCACAATCCAAATCTAAATTACGCAAATGAGTATTTGGAATTATTTAAAAATTTAAAAATAAAAAATATAGAGGGTAACCCATTTTATATAGAATACCCATTTCACTATGTTGAACATCAACTCCCTAATGGTGAAGTAATAATAGATGGGTTTTTTCAAAGTGAAAAATATTTTAAAAATAATAGAAAAGAAATTTTAGAAGTATTAGATTTTAGATTTATAGATCAAGACATTTTAAAATCAAAATACCCTTTTATTGGTAAAAAAACAACATCAATACACGTTAGAAGAGGTGATTATTTAAGTCACCCAAATCATCACCCAGTGCAATCAATAGAATATTACTATAAGGGTATTGAATTACTAAAAAATAATACTGAATTGTTTGTAATTTTTAGTGATGACATTGAATGGTGCAAAGAAAATCTAAAATTAGAAAATGTAGTTTACATTGAGGGGGAAAAAGATTATAATGAGTTATATTTAATGTCGTTATGTGACAATAATATAATATCAAATTCTTCATTTTCTTGGTGGGGAGCTTGGTTAAATGAGAACAAAAATAAAAAGGTAATTGGTCCAAAAATATGGTTTGGAAACAAAATAAACCATAATACGTCGGATATATTACCTGAAAGTTGGATTAAAATTTAATAAATGGAAAAAATATATTCAAAAGTAGAAGAAGGAAAATTATTACACATAATTAATAGATTAGATGAAATTACCGGAAGGTCAGAAGTCGTACCTGAAAATAATTTTATTCAATGTGCAACATTAAAAATGGAAAATGGTAAAACATTTCCTCCTCACAAACACATCACTAAAGATAGACATTACGCCGAACAAATAGCCCAAGAATCTTGGGTCGTTATTAAAGGTAGTGTCAAATGTATTTTATTTGATATTGATGATCAAATAATTTCTACCCCTATATTATATCCTGGAGATGCCAGTTTTACACTTTATGGGGGACACACATATGAGATTTTAGAGGAGGACACCATTGTTTATGAGTATAAAACAGGCCCTTACGAAGGTCAAAAATTAGATAAAACATTTTTATAAAATGAAATCGTATACATTAATTACACCCACAAAACACGGTTGGTATTACGGATATGGGTTTTTTTCTAATTATAGAATATGTTTAGAAGAAATTATTAACCACCACGAAAATGGTGGTATTGAAATACCTTATATTACTTGGGCAAACACAACATGGGTGGAAGACATAAATCCATTTGAAAATAAAGTACCTCATTCGGATATTAACCCATTTGATTATTGGTTTGATCAACCTAAAATAAATAATGGTGACACAATAACAACTAATACTTACCCACCATCTAAATATGGATCAATAATAGACCATGCACAACATTATTTTGACAATAGTCGTGAATTAGAAAGGCAAAAAACCATAGATAAATTATACATTAAACCAAAACAATATATTTTAGATAAAATTGATGAAATATATGAAAAAGAATTTAAAGGTCACGTTGTTTTAGGTATTATGGCTAGGGGAACAGAATATAACCTACACCACCCAATGTATGGGGTTTTTAACGTATTTGATTATATTAATGAAATTAAAAAAATATTATTAGAAAATCCAGAAATAACAAAATTATTTATTGTGAGTGAAGATCTAAATTATATTAACGAACTACATAGGGAGTTTCCATCTTCCTATTTTATTCCAAATGTTTTTAGAAGAACCGACGAAACAGATGAATATATAAATAGAGTTCATTGTTGGCCAAACGTAAGTACTAAAAGACCCGACCATTGTAAATTACTTGGTGAAGAAACAATTATACAAACAAAATTACTAGGTAAATGTGATTATCTTTTTGGTCGTTTATCCGGTGTTTTTGCAGGTGCGGTACTTTGGAATGAAAATATAAAAAAAGTTTTTAAAATTTAACACATGAAAAAATATTATAGTATTTCCCCAATATTTAACCCCGGTGGGATTGGTAGTGGATTTTTTTCAAATTATAGAATAGTTTTAGAAAAATTAATTAATTTTGATAAAAACCCGAATGGGATGGTTGCATATGTTAATTGGGCTAACACGACATTTGTTGATGGATTTAATCCAATCATAGAAAATGGGTACGTTATTGGTGGTGATATGGTTATTGATGATACAAACAACCCATTTGACTTATGGTTTGACCAAGAAAATCCCTATAATTTAAATACACAGTTAGACAATATAATAATCTCGCCAATAGAAAGAACTATGAATATTGATCATACAAAACATTATTTTAACGATACGGAACTATTAAAACAACAAGAAGTTGATAGGAAATACATTAAACCAAAACAATATATTTTAGATAAAATTGATGAAATATATGAAAAAGAATTTAAAGGTCACGTTGTTTTAGGTATTATGGCTAGAGGTTCTGAATATAATCATTGGCATGGTGATATATATGGTGTTTTTGGTACCGATGATTACATAAAAAAAATTAAAGAAATATTGGATAATAATCCAGAAATAACAAAATTATTTATTGTGAGTGATGAAACAGAATATGTAAATGCGATACATAAATCATTTCCATCTTCCTATTTTATTCCAAATGTTTTTAGAAGAACCGACGAAACAGATGAGTATATAAATCGTGTGCCGTGTTGGATGAATGTTAGCACAAAAAGAAATGATCATTGTAAATTATTAGGGGAAGAAACAATAATACAAACAAAATTACTAGGCAAATGTGATTATTTGTTTGGTAGAAAATGCGGTGTTTTATCAGGCGCAGTACTTTGGAATGAAAATATAAAAGAATTAATAACACTATAAAAATGAAAAGGACAGAAATCATACAAAGACTTATAAATAAAATAGGTGCAAAAAAATACTTAGAGATTGGTATGGGGTGTGGAAATAATCATAATGCGATACAATGTGAATATAAATTAAGTGTAGACCCAATACCGACTGTACCAGTAACCCATTCAATGACATCTGATGAATTTTTTAAACAAAATAATGAAACATTTGATGTTATCTTCATTGACGGTTTACATTGGTCAGAGCAAGTTTATAAAGATATAAAAAATTCTTTAGACGTATTAAATGATGGAGGTTATATTGTGTGTCACGATATAAATCCACCTGACGAAGATCACCAATTATATCCACAACCTCAAACCCAAGATAATTGGACTGGTGACTGTTGGAAGGCGTGGGTTAAATTAAAATCGGAAAGAGAAGATTTGGAGATGTTTGTTGTGGATACTGATTATGGGTGTGGTGTTATAAAATTAGGACATCAAGAATTAATATCATTTCCTGAAAAATTAGAATGGGAAACTTTAAATAATGATAGAAAAAATTTATTAAATTTAATATCGGTTGATGATTTTAAAATATTATTATGATTAATTATTTAGGTGATGACATATTAGTAGATAGTGATATTGTATCTAAACAATATGTTAATATTGTTGGGTCTCACGTCGCAATAGACAAGGGATTTTATTGTACAGTAAATGTGACTATTGGTGACTACACACATATAAGTCCGTACGTAACAATAATTGGGGGTAAAGATGGTCACCTCACTATGAAAGGGTTTAATAATATAATGGCTGGTGCCAGAATAATTTGTGGATCAGATAGATTTGACGATAGTGGATTATTTGGTTCAATGATACCCAAAGACTTAAAAGGAAAACAAGTTGTTTCTCCAATCATTATGGAAGAATTTTCTAATGTAGGATCAAACGCAATAGTATTACCCGGATCAATATTAAGAAAAGGAGTACTTTTAACTGCAGGTAGTTTACTTATGGGTGATACTGAGGAATGGGGGGTTTATAAAGGTAATCCCGCAGTGTTAGTAAAAAAAATAGACGGAACAAAAATAATAAATAATGCAAAAAAATTAGGATATAATGGATTATAATTTAAAATTTATAAAAATTTCACCAGAACATCAATTTGCGGGTGTAGGATTTGCGGGTAATATTTTTATTACACTAAACGCGCTAACACACATCAACATTAACGATAGAATGCGTGTTGATATGGAAACAAACGAATGTGTTTGTACCGAAAAAAATGTTAATTTACATAATACTAATAATTGTTGGGAATATTATTTTGACCAAACAGGGAAGCCGGATATGCATAACCCAACGGAGATGAATAGTTTGTTATCTGCAAATATAAATTATGAGGATAGGAATATGTTTATGTATCCTGAAAATTTTGTAGAACTAAAAAATAAATTTTATAAATCTTTTAAGATAAAAAATCATATAACTACCATATTAGATGATTTTTATAATGAAAAAATAAAAAATAAAATTACTTTAGGAGTTCAAATAAGATTAACTGATATGAAACATTACCACAATGTATCATCAGTTGATTTATATATATCAAAAATAAATCAAATTCTTATTGATACCCCCGATATTGAACAGATTTTTTTAGCAACGGATGATGGTACCATTATAAATAAAGTAAAAGATAATGTTGGTGTACCAGTGATTTATTATACAGGTATGTTTAGATCTGACGAAAATAATTCACATATACATCCATATGACCGTTTTATCCCCGTAAGGGATAATCACAGATATTTGTTAGGTATTGAATGTATGCAAGAAATTTTTACATTATCTAAATGTGATTTTCTTTTAAAAGCTGACGTTTCTTCAGTATCAATCGTTGCAATTATATTATCTGAAAACATAAAAAAAGTTTATAAGTTATGATATACATTATTGGTGATAGTCACGTTTCGGTTTTTTCAGGCACTGATAAAACACATGATGGTCTTAGACACATACAACCTGAGTTTGGTACTTGTTACACTTTAAGTCAAGGGCAATTAAGAACACACATTAATAGATTTGAGCAAAAAATACCGTTTTTTTGTCCAATAAAAATTGGGTCTAACACTGCGTATAATTCTTTTAATAAAATACCAAGAATTGAACAAGTTATATTAGAATATAAAATTACTAACGATGATTACATATTTTTATGTTTTGGTGAAATTGACATAAGAAACCATATTGGATTCAATTCAGAAAAAAATGGTAATAGTATATCCGAAAGTATTAAAATATGTGTCGATAGATATGTAAAAACTATTATTTACTTTAAAAATAAAGGATTAAATGTTGGGGTTTATGCTTCTCCATGCTCATCAATTGGTAATCAGACACCCATAGATTATGGGGATGTTTTTTTAAGAAATAAAATGACATTAGAATTTAACGAATATTTAAAATCTGAATGTAAAAAAATAAATGTACCAGTTAAAGACATAACCAAATTGATGATTCTACCTGACGGTAGTACCGATCAAAAATTTATAATGGATGATATACATCTTTCACAAGAGGCGATGCCACTTTTAATTAATGAATTTTCAGATATAATAAATGAACAGACAAAAAATTAATTTAGTTGGTGGTGGTTTTAGTCATAGCCCATCGACTTCAGGATACGAACCATTATATATTGAATGGGTAAAAAATATCCAAACATCCCCAATTTCTATTTACGTTGATTATGGGATAAAGACAAATATAAACCCTAATACTAAAAATTATGCTTGGTTATGTGAATCAAAAACAATAATACCTGATTTATATGAATGGGCAAAAAATAATATAGATTATTTAAAAAATAATTTTATTTCAGTTTTTACTCACGATGTTGGATTAACAACCTTATCAGACATTTTTAAATTAACTCAATGTAGTGGTAAGTCTTTTATTAAAGATGGTAATCTTTACAACAAAACTAAATTAGTGTCAATGATTGCGTCAAATAAAGTCATGTGTGAAGAGCACTCATATAGACAAAGTATTATTAAAAAATTTTCAAGTAAGTGTGATCACTACGGTAGGGGGTATAATGAAATAATTAACAAAGAAGATGGGTTAAAAGATTATTGTTTTTCGTTTGTTATTGAAAATGCCACTTATTCTAATATGTTTACAGAAAAAATTACCGATTGTTTTATGACGGGAACTATACCAGTATACTATGGAATGAAGAATATTGGTGATTTTTTTAATGATGACGGTATAATAATTTTAGATGATGATTTTAATATTAACGATTTAAATTTTGAATTATACCTATCAAAAATTGATTCGGTAAAGGATAACCTTAAAAGGTCATTAGATTTATTAGTTGCTGAAGATTATATATATTTAAAATTTTTAAAAAATGAAATTTAAAACAATACAAAGTTTAGGGAGCCGATGTCAAAATTCTGAAATATTAAAACATTATGGATATAGGGAGTTTTCTGGGTTTTTTGATTTTATGAATACATCTAAAGTTGATGTAATAAAACATATACTATCTGACAATTTTAATGAAATTCTTAAAGAAAGTAATAATTTTAGTTTAATTTGTAATCAACTGACAATTGACCCTGAAACGGGTAATGAGTTACCAACATCTATAAGAACAAATAACAAATTTTATAATCCCGATTATAACAATATTCACACATCATTATTTCCACATCATGACTTAAACAATGAAAAGGATAAAAACCACTTCATTAAATGTAAAGAAAGATTTTTAAAATTAAAAAACTTCAACACATTATTTAATTATACTTACAACATTTGGGAAAATAACATAACAACTAAAGATATGGAATTTTTTGTTGATGTTTTATCTAAAAATTATAATTTTAAAAACTTTAAAATATGTTTTATTGGTGTTAATATATCAAACAATAGTGGTTTTAAATTGGTTGACTCTACCGACTTTTATGATGTTTGGTCATTAACCATTAATAATAGTTTTACCGGTGGATTATTTAATAATAATGATGACAATGAAAATTATATAAAAATAATTAAATCTTATGACCTTGACCAAAATAGATTAAGCAAAGATGAAATTGATAATTTAAATAATGATTGACTTAATTTCTTAATATAGTTAATATTATTAAAAAACCATTATGTCATTTGAAATAATTAAAGAATTTGAAAAGTCAGTTGCTGATTTTTTTGGATCCAAATATGCGGTAGCAGTGGATTCTTGTACTCACGGAGTTGAGTTGTGTTTAAGATATACTAAATCTGATAAAATCAAAGTCCCTAAACATACTTATTTATCTATTCCGTTTTTATCTGAAAAGTTAAAAATTAAAATGGACTGGTCAGATGAGGAATGGGTTGACTATTATTATCTAACAGATAAAGTTATTGATGCTGCGGTTTTATGGGAGAAAGGATCATATGTAGAAAACACTATGATGTGCGTATCTTTTCAATATCAAAAACATTTAAGTTTAGGTCGTGGAGGTATCATACTATTAGACAATGAAGAAGATGCGAAAACACTTAAAAAAATGTCATACGATGGTAGAATTCCAGATATTCCTTGGCGAGATCAAAACATAGATACGATTGGTTATCATTATTATATGACACCGGAAACTGCAATGTTAGGTTTAGAAAAATTAGAAAATGCAATAAACACTAAACCAAGAAAATGGACTATAAATGATTGGCCCGATCTAACCCAAATGGTTATCTTTAAAAAAGAAGAAAATAACGTTTATATTTACGAATCCACAAATGATCCTAACATTATAAGAAGAAGGAAGTTCGGTGAATATGATTTTTATGAATATTGTGAAATAAATAAAATAGATCCCTACTTACAAACAAAATAAAAAAATAAAATTTAAAAAATGAGTGAAATTAAAAAAGCGTTTATTACGGGTATTAACGGACAAGACGGCTCTTATTTGGCCGAATACCTATTAGAGTTAGGTTATGAAGTTCACGGTATTATCAGAAGAAATTCAACAGTAGAATCACAACAAAGTAGATTTAATGATGAAATAAGAAATAAATTGAACATTCATTACGGAGATCTATTAGATCAAGGAGGTATTGAAAAATTACTAGATCAGATACAACCTGATGAAATTTATAATTTGGCGGCACAAAGTCACGTTAGAGTTAGTTTTGATATTCCTCAATTTACAGTACAAACAAATTCTTTAGGAGTTTTAAATATTTTAGAAGCTTATAGAAGATCATGCCCAACTGCCAAATTTTACCAAGCAAGTTCATCTGAAATGTTTGGAAATTCAGTAGATGAGGATGGGTTCCAAAGAGAGACAACCCCGATGAATCCTGTTAGTCCTTATGGATGTTCTAAAGTTTTTGGTTATAACATTGTAAGAAATTATAGAAACGCATACGGATTACATACAACTAATGGTATTTTATTTAATCACGAATCACCAAGAAGAGGATCTAATTTTGTAACTAACAAAGTTGTAAAAACTGCGGTTGAAATAAAATTAGGTTTAGCGGATAAGTTAGAATTAGGTAATATGGATTCTTACAGGGATTGGGGTCATTCTAAAGATTACGTAAGAGCAATGCATATGATAATCAATAATGAAACTCCAGACGATTTTGTAGTGTCAACAATGACCACACATTCCGTAAGGGAAATGGTTGAATATGTTTTTAATAGATTAGATTTAGATTATACAAAATACGTAACCCAAAATGAAAAATTTTTAAGGGCGGAAGAATTAAAATATTTAAAGGGAGACTCAACAAAAATCAGAACTCAATTGGGGTGGAAACCTGAGTACACTTTTGAAACGTTGATGGATGATATGATCGATGGGTGGATGATTAAATTAAATTCACATAACACTATTACAGTTTAATATGACAAGTAGAAAAAAACCAGCACAACAAAACGAAGAACCTGAAGGTAAACCGTTTTCAAAAAAAGATTTTATTAACACAGTTATAAAGAAAAAACAAAAAAACAAATTTTTATCCCCAAATCAAGAAGAGTATTACAATATTCTAAAAGAAAGTCAAATAACGATTTGTTCAGGTCCGGCAGGTGTTGGTAAATCATATATCGCAATGAAGGCCGCTGTAGATCTTTTAATGGACCCAAATAACGCTTATGAAAAAATTATTATTGTAAGACCGGCAGTTGAAGCTGAAGAGAAGTTGGGTTCGCTTCCGGGAAATTTAGAAGAAAAATTAGATCCTTATATTTTTCCTTCTTATTACTTATTAAATAAAATTATCGGTAAAGATGCTAGAGAAAAATTAAAAGAGGCTGAGATTATTGAAGTATTTGCATTAGCATATATGAGGGGTATGAATATTGATAATTCTATTTTAATTTTTGAAGAGGCTCAAAACGCAACCCCAAATCAAATGAAATTACTTCTAACAAGAATTGGGTTCAATAGTAAATTTTTCATATCAGGAGATTTAGAACAAACAGACCGTTATAAAGACAAAAAACAATCAGGACTTTATGACTCACTTCAAAGATTTAAAAACATTAACGACATTGGGGTTTATGATTTTAGAAACGCCAAAAATGTTAGAAACCCTTTAATCAGTAAAATTTTAGAAAAATATGATGAAGAAAATAGGGATTGAGATTAACGGGGTATTAAGGGATACTATAAGTAAATTCACTCAGTTGTATGAAAAACATATGATAGAAGAAGAGGATCACGACGGTCAATCGTTTGAGGTTGATATTTCAGGTAATACCGAATCCCTTGTTTCTTCTGAAAAGTTTGAGTACAAAATTTTAAGTGAAGTAACATCATTAAATTTAATGGATCATTTTAAATTTAATGATGAAGACGACTTGTATAATTTTATGTATAAAGATTTTGCAATGCAGATTTTTGGACACGCAGGATCTACGGAAACTTTTACATTTAACGATCTAAATGATTTATATATGAAATATAGAGACGATTATGATCTTTTAATTGTTTCAGATGAGATGGGCAAATCAAAACCAGCATCTTTATTTTTTCTTTCAAAGTTTGGATGCCAATTAGAAAAAGTAAAATTTTATTCAAATTCAACAATAAATTCAATGTGGGATGAAGTAGACGTTTTACTTACAGCAAATCCCTCACTATTATTAAATAAACCAAATGGTAAAACTGTAGTAAAATACAAAACCATTTATAATCAAGATATCAAATCTGAATACGAAATAGAAACGTTAAAAGAATTTGATGAAATTTTAAAAAATATATTGGTATGTTAACATTTTTAGGAGAAAACTATTTCATAGATTTAGAAGTATTAGAAAGTAAAGTAAACCTAAGCGGGGAATTTATTCCAACGGGTGAGTCCGAGCAACAAATCAGTGTTGTTAAATATGATATTTACAAAAATTTAATAGAGGTTATTTTAACTGAAAGAGAAGAGATGGATGAAAATTTAGGAATTCACAATTCTAATAATTTAACAATACCGTTTAAAATTGCATTCAATACACTTTTAATAAACAACATAATTAAAAAATTTTAAAAAATGGATTTAGAAAGACTAGAAAAGATGGAACAGTCCATCAAAAATTTGGAGGAGAGAACCTCAAGGATTTACTTTTTGGTTCAAGACACAAAAGGTAATCCAAAGGCAGGTATTAGACACATTTATCAAATTGCCCTCACATTAAAAAATAACGGTTTTAATCCGATTATTATTCACGAGTCAAAGGACTATAAAGGAGTCGGTGAATGGTTAGGTAATGAATATATGGAATTACCTCATCAGACAATTGAAGGTGAAAACTTACAGATCTCACCTGAAGATTTAATTGTCATTCCTGAACTTTATGGTCACGTTATGGATCAGTTAAAAAACTTCCCTTGTGGTAAAATTGTTTTGTGTCAAGCATATGATCATATGTTAGAAACATTGGCACCAGGAACAGATTGGACTACTTATGGTTTTTATAAATGTATTACCACTTCTGAATTTCAAAAAAATTACATTACAGAAGTAATGAGAGGAGTGAGTATTGACGTTATACAACCATTGATTCCTAATGAATTCTCTAAAAAAGACAAACCGTCAAAACCTATTATCTCAATTCACACTAGAGATCCAAGAGACACTTCAAAAATAATTAAAACGTTTTATTTAAAATATCCTCAGTTTAGATGGGTAACATTTAGAGATCTTAGAGGTATAAACCAAAATGATTTTGCAAAATTCCTTAAAGAATCGTTTGTTTCTGTTTGGGTTGATGTTGAATCAGGGTTCGGTACATTTCCTTTAGAGTCAATGGCATCGGGTACACCAGTAATTGGAAAAGTACCAAATTTAAAACCTGACTGGATGACCGAAATGAATGGTATTTGGACACACAACACAAACGAAATCGTTGATATTCTTTCAAACTACCTACAAAATTGGTTGGAAGATAATATTTCTGAAAATTTATATGTTAATATGTCGGAAACCTCAAAAACATATCAAAATGAAGAAGAATTTAATGGAACAATTTTAAAATTATTTGGTGAATACTTTGATGGTAGAAAAACATCTTTCAGTGACCAAATTGAAAAACTAAAAATTACAGAAGAAAATTAATTTATTATGGAAGAAAAAGTATTATTTGATGTATCGGTAGTATTACCAATCGAGTCGGCTAAATATAAAGATTTTAGTGACCTTTTTAATAGATCGGTGGAATCTATTAAAAATCAATCCGTTGATATAAAAGAACTTATTGTGGTACATTCTAAAGAAGAAGGTTTAGTGAACTACCTTAATGGGTACGATTTTAAAGGAATTAACACCGTTTTAGTTTTAAATGAAGGAACTACAGATTTTTCATCTCAAGTAAATTTAGGAGTTGAAAAAGCAACATCTACGTGGGTATCTATTTTAGAATTTGATGACGAGTATTCATCCATTTGGTTTAAAAACGCAAAACGTTATTCTGAATCATATACCGATGTTGATTGTTTTTTACCTTTGGTGGTTGACACAGATGAAAAGGGGGCATTTGCTGGGTTTACAAATGAGGCGACGTTCGCCGTTAGTTTGACAACAGAAATGGGTTATTTAACAAATGACGTTTTATTAACTTATCAAAACTTCCAAACAAGTGGAATGGTTGTTAAAAGAGACACTTTAATCAATAATGGAGGATTTAAACCATCATTTAAATTAACATTTGTTTATGAATTACTTTTAAGATTAACATATAATTCTGTAAAAATTATGTCAGTACCTCGTATTGGGTACAAACATACGAATATGAGAGAAGGGTCAATTTTTTGGAACTACAAGTTTGGGGAAAGTAAGATCACAGACGATGAGGTTAAATTTTGGTTGGATTCGGCGAAAAAAGAACATTTCTTCACTAATGATAGAAATATAAAATATGAACCACAAAATGTTTAATGTTTTTATCCGAAAATTATGATCAAAATCAAGAGATAGTTAAGAATAAGACGAAGAAATCAAGTAAAAATTATTTTGATGTTCGTGAAGAAGATGCAGTCAAACAATACATATTGTCTGACTGCAAAGAAGAAAAAGAGGAAATCTATAACACGTTTTTAAAGGATCCCCTTGATAAAATGATTGAGTCAATCATAAGGAGATATAAACTTTATAGAAAAGATATGAACTATGAAGAAATTCATCAGGATACTCATTCTTTTTTAATCACTAAAGTTGATAAGTTTAAACCCGCAAAAAACAAAAAAGCATATTCCTATTTTGGGACTATTTGTAAAAATTATCTTATGGGTCAAATCCAAAAAGACCAAAAAGATATGAATAGAAAAATTTCCTATGAGGACATCTCAACAACTTTAGAGAATAGACCTGATATGGTTTATTATTTAGAGTTTGAAAAAATAGAAGCGGACAAAATAATTGATATATTTTTATCTGATCTTAATGTCTACATCACTAAAGAAAATTTATCTGAAAATGAATTAAAGTTAGGTTACGCATTAATTGATTTGTTTGATGACTATGGCAATATTTTTATTGGGAACAATAACAACAAGTTCAATAAAAATATTGTCTTACTTTCTTTAAGAGAAATGACTAATTTAAATACAAAAGAAATAAGAGTTTGTTTAAAAAAATACAAACAACTTTATCTTTCTACCTTGAAAAAGATACATAGCCAATAAAATATAAAAATTAAATATTTATTGTTATGAACAATAGAGGCAAAAAAAAGGAAATATCATTAAATAAAGATTCCGTACTTGCACTTATGCAAGAAATCTATAATGAGTTAGTTGAACAAAGATCAACCGCAATTAGAATCCAAAATAAAATGTTGGCACTTTTAAAAGACGCTGAAGATATGACTGTCATTGGTCCGGTCATTAAAGAACAACAAAAAATAATTAATGACACCATTGAGAAAAAGTTAAGTTTATCTAAACTACAATCCACAATTTGGGAAAAAACATCTTCGGTTAAAGAGGATAATTTTACTTTGTCAGATATGGATGATGATGTATTACAAAGTTTAATTAAAAAAGATGTGGATTCAAATAAAAATAACAACTACACATTGGAATAATGGGTCAAGATTTAAATAATGATTATAGTAACGCCAATAGTAAAATTGAGGCGTTTAAAACGGTTATTGAAAACAAAAAAAATCAAGCGACACAAAAAAAAGAAAAAGTAACCGATAGTGTAGATAAGGCAAAAAAAGACGTTGTTAAACAAATTAATGAAATAAAAAATGAATTAAAAGAAGGAAAAAATAAAATAAAATCCGAAATAAAAAGTCAACTTGAAGAACTTTTAGGGATGTATAAACAAAGCGTCCCTAAAGAAGTGGATCAATCTTTAGGTTTATTAGTTTCATTTTTTATTCAAGCGGCGGTAAATACAAAAGAAAAAATAAAATTCATTATTATAGATGAATTAATTTCAACTTTAGGGTGTTCTGAAGAGCAATCATATAGTAACGTTGTTAATCAAAAAATTTATATTAAAGTTAAGCATGTTGATCTTTATAAAAGATTAATATATAGCCCTGAGGATGAAAACGCAAAATATTTTTATGAAAATACGGTAACGCCTAATGGGCAAATTCCCTTTTCTATGAATAGAGAATTATATCATAGGTTACAGAGTAATCAGTCATTTTTTGAGGAATATGGTCAATCATATATCGCAGCGTCAGGCAATGAACTTTTTAATATAAAATTTGTAGATAGTTATGTAGATCCAGTTACAAATGTCACAATAAACGGAGATTACTTTGAAGTTGAACTTAATCCCCAACCAAGTAATTTAACTAGTGTTTCTGATTTTTTATATGATTATTATAACTCAATAGATATAATTAGTTTTGATTTATTGTCTGCCGAAATATTTAATACTCTGTTTGGGGTTTTTGATTTTAGTTTAGGCATCTCAAGTGATGAGTTAAGAGAACAGACAAAATTTGAAATGATTATAAAAAGAATGATGGGTATTTGTTCTGACCCAACAAAATCAATAGACGTTGCGGGAACTGCAAAATTAAGTGATTTAGATTTTATTGATGATTCTTTTTTTGAAGTTTCAAATCAAGAATTAAGACAAATTGAGGAAATTATTGCAAATATCCAAAGTGGAGTTGTAAAATTTCAAGACTGTAATGACCTTGCATTACCAATTAATGTTAATTTAATCTATGGTGAATTAGATGAGATTATATCACTAAATAGTGATTCTAAAAAATCGGATCAATTACAACAATCATTAACCGATATTGCGAATGATCCTAAATGGAAAACTTTAGTTCCAAATTTAGGGTTAGATATTAATCTATTTGGTGCAATACAAAGTGACTTTTTATTGAAATTACCAAGAGCAGTTTTTAAGTCTATTTTAACACCAAAAGTTATGTTAGGTTTTATGATTATGGTAAAAGCAATAAAAAATGAAATTTCGGAGCAATTAGAATTAAATTTTGACAATTTAAATGATTTTTTAAAGATTTTTAAAAAGTTTTCATTAAACGTGATGAGAAGAATCACCGCCATTTTTGTTGAGGAGTTATTTAAAATTCTTAAAAAGAATTTATTACTTTTAGTGGAGACAATTTTGTTTGAAATTGCAACCGAAGCCAAAAATAAACAATTATCAATGTTTGCATCAATTGCCTATATTTTACTAGTCATCGGGGAGGCGGTAGTGGATTATGCTAATTGTAAAAGTGTTATAGATGAAATATTAAAGTTACTAAATTTAGGATTAGCAAAATTAAATGTGGGATTACCTCAATTCGCATTAACAGGTGCGAGGTTTCTTGGTGGAGTATCAAATATTAGGTCATTGGCCAACACGATTGAAAACCTTCAAAAGAATGGATTACCGACGGGAGACGCGCCTGATGGGGGTCCAAATTTAATGAATATAGCGATGAAATCAATGATAGACGGGATGAATAAAGAGCAGGCGGAAAATGGTAAAACTGAAATTGCTATACCTCCTTTACAAGTTTTCGTACCTCCATTAGGTGCTGGCCCTGGATTCACTAAACCAGTAAAGGGATATGGAAAATCATACTAAAATGGAACATAAAGAAATTGTAGAGATATTAAAAAACTATAAAAACAAATCAAATAAAGATTTGAAAACCGCTATGGATTTTCTTCATAACGATTTTGAGGAAACAAAAAAATTAATTTTAAAATTAGTTAACCATTTAGATAGTTCTGAAAAATCTTATAATAAATTATTAGAAGAATTTAACAAAAGATTAAATGGCAAGTGACGACAGACCTTTAAGTGATTATCAAAACATTTTTTATGGTATTTGCATTGATAACCAAGATCCTATGATGCTTGGTAGAATCCGCGTATTTGACCAAACAGATAATTATGAAGCAAGGGAAAATTCTTCAAACGACTTTGAACCAGAAAATATCAATAATAATGGTCCCTGGTCAGAAAAAGATCCATTTGTTTTTTTACCCCTACTTCCCCTCTATGTAAATCAAATCCCAAATAATGACCAACAGGTTATCTTGTTTTACTTTAATAATAAAATTAAAGGGATTAGAGATAAATACTATATTATTGCTCCGTTTTCTTCGGCATACAATTCAGATAATGAATCTGCAAAAACTTCACAAACATTTTTAAATCAAGGAACACTTTATTCTAAAGAAAGTTTACCAAACATTTTAGATCCTGATGGGAAAGTTCCGGAAAAAAGCAAAGGAGTTTTTGCTGAACCTATGGACATATCATTTCAAGGAAGAGATACGTCTGATATTATACTTAAAAAAAATGATGTCTTATTAAGAGCCGGAAAACATAAAAAATTTAGAAGAGGTGAAATACCAGAATCCGATACAAAAAGAGCATTTTTACAATTATCAAAATTTGATAAAAAGATCACTCTTTTGGATCCGGAAATACGTTACAAATTAGAAAAAACAGACCCTCTTATCACATATTTAGTTGAATATGACATTGTAAATGCGGAAAACACTCAAGACTCGTTTACCGGAGATATTACAATATATAATCTATCAAATATTATTGGTGAGACAACAAAAGTATCGTTTTTTGATGTAGATACCGATTTGTCGGGTGTTACCCTAACAAAGTCGTATTACGAAAATTTTATAGGACTTTCAATGGACAATTTAATTTCAAAAATTAATGAAATTTTAAGAACCTTTTTAAAGGTACCCAATGAATTATTGGTGGTTGAGATACCTCAAAATTCAAACTTTCCATTTTATTATAGACCGTCTAAAAATACCTTATCTAAAATAACAAATTTTGAAGACTCCGGCAATGTTATAGAAGCGGCAAATGTGGGAATACTTATGAACGGTATCGGCATAATACCAGATGATGTTACTGCAGGTTATGGTTTAGTAATGGATCGGAAATTAACTCCATATTCCCCATTTACACCAAGAAAAGAAATAGTTATTAACCAAAACGTTGAGTCATTAGATACGACCGTTGGTGTTTTAGGTGCGTCTGATCTATATTTAATTTCTCACGACTCCACAATACCGGGAAAATCAAAAATAGAATTGGGTGTAGATACACTTTATGGTCTTGACCCTAATAAAATCTATACCGATTTAACCGTCAACACCTCATCCACTGTCAGAGGAGAGGAACTTTTAGAGTTACTTGATGTTATTGTAAACTTTTTAATAACTCACGTTCACCCATACCCATTACTTCCACCATCGTCAGTTTCAACCGACGGAACATCTACGGATGACATACTTAAAAAAATGTTAGAAGCATACGAAAAAGTTTTAAATAAGAAAATTCGTATTAACTAATATTTATATAAAAAAGAAAAATGTCAATTTACCGATCTTATTTTAGTAAATCAAATACTATTACATCGGATTCATACACTAACACGGCAAGAAATCCAATTGTTGAGTTATTTTATGGCCGAGTAGATAATATTTTATTACCTATTGGTTTTAGCCGTTATATCTTTGATATTAATTTATCAGGTCTTACGGACCTTTACGATGAAAAAGTTATATCAACAGATTGTAACCAATCAATAAGTCATATTTTAAAAATGACTAACACCTCAGCTTTTGATAAAGAGCTTATCAATGACACAACTTCACAAGGTAGAAGAAGGGCGACATCATTTGATTTAGTACTTTTTAGAATACCAAAAACTTCAGGAAGTACAGGATCCCCTCAATTATGGGATAGTGGTGTTGGTTATGATTATTACGATGTTGGAGCAAATTATGAAACCGATAAATCATTTTCAGAAAGACCATCAAATTGGTTTCAAAGGACAACGGTTAACTCTTGGTCAGAGCCGGGACTTTATAATAATACAAATTCTTTATCAGGTAATACAGGTCTAAATTTTAGTGGTCTTACAATTATTGGAACCCAACATTTTGAATTTGGAAATGAAGATATTGAGTTTGATATGACAAATGAAATAAATGGAATTATTGATGGATCAATAACAGGGGTAACAGGATGGGGCGTTGCATTTTATCCAAATCTTGAAAACATAACAGGAATGACTGAAAATTATTCTGTTGGGTTTTTCTCCCCTTATACTCAAACATTTTATGAACCATTTTTACAAACAACTTACGATGATTTAATTATTGACAATAGAAATAGTTTTTATGCAGGAAATGACAATTCCCTTTATCTTTACTCATATGTTAATGGAAACCCAATAAATTTTGATTCAAACCCATCGGTCAATATATTAGATAAAAATGGAGATCCTGTTTCGGGATACACTAATTTAACATCTTGTCTTGTAACAAAAGGAGTTTATAAAGTGGACGTTGATGGATTAATACCATCAACAGTTCCTTGTTTATATTATGATGTTTGGTCAGGACTTTCAGTTAATGGGGTTCTTATTTCAAGTGTTGAAAATGAGTTTGCAATTTTTAGTAGTGACAATTATTATCAAATAGGAACAACAACACAAAGACCAAAACTATATGGGTTTGATTTTGACGGTATAAAACAAGATGAAAAAATACTTAATACTGACATTAGAAAAGTTAATGTAACGATAAAACAAGCATATACCACAAACACTTCATTAAAAAATGTAGAAGCGTATTACAGAATATATGTTAGAGAAGGCAAAACCGAAGTTCAAGTACAAGATTGGACAAGGATAAATCAAACTCCAGATGGGTTTTACTTTATTTTTGATACCAGAGATAAAATACCAAACGAGTATTTTGTTGATATAAAAGTAAATTCAGATAGAAACGTAGATACTTATAAAAGGGAATTACAATTCCAAATAGTAAACAAAAAATAATATGGATAATTTATCAAAAGTTATTAGAAAAGTTTTAAAAGAAACTGAAGAAAAAAATACAAGATATATGTTTTTTTCTAATTTAGAGCAAATGAAAAGACAATGTGAAATGTTACTTGATATGGATCAATCAACAATTGAGGAAATATTAGAAAACGGTCATGATTGGGCTCAAGATCACATCTCGGAAGCAAAAAATAATATGGATCAGGTGTTTGATTTTTTGATGAATGAAATTAAAGGATCCGACTACGAAGATGATGATATGATGATGGAGGGTAGAAAAAAAACAGGGACAAAACTTTGTGCTCGTGGTATTGCTTCAGCTAAAGCCAAATACGACGTTCACCCTTCTGCATATTCAAATGGACATGCGGTTCAAGTTTGTAAGGGTAAAATCAAAGGTCTTGACGGAAAAAAACGTTGTTCAGGAGCATATTGTTAAAATTAATTTTGTCAATTAGAAAAAAAGTATTATATTTGTAGAAATAAATCTTTTAAACGTATCATTATGAAAAATCTAATTACCTCAGTTTTGTTTGTTATTGTTTCTGTTTTTGGTTTTTCACAAAACATAGTAGATACTGTTAACACCAAATCAGATGATTTGTGGTATGTTGTACTTACACCACTAAAAACAAAAAGTAATCATAAAACAAAAGAATATAAAGAACATTACATTTTTCAAGTGAGCCATAATTTTATTTATGTTATAAATAAAAATTATAACATTAAATACACAATGGAAATCACTAATATTGTGAAATTTGAAGACCACATTGAATTAACTGCCAAACAGTACAACAGTAAAAAAGGTGAAGTATCTTTTTCTGTTCCATTAAAAAATGGGGTAATGTTTGTCACTTCAAATGAAAAAACCAATTTATCTTTTTCAACATACGACCTTGAAGTTTATACTGAAAAAGATTTATAAAATAAAAAAGGACCTTTAAAGTCCTTTTTTTCTTTCTTTCCATTTTATTTGACTACATAAAGGTCTTAACCATTTTCTATCTAAAACTTTTTGATTGGTCTGATTTATACCATATTTTTCATATGGATCTCCATACCCTAAGTTAGCCGTTAAAAAATCAAATTCAACATCTCTTGGTGGGGTTGAGTCACAGTAATATCTTACAGAACCAAATCTTTGGTTTCCTCCTGCCGCTATGGTTTTTCTTGATAATTTATCATAACCATAATAAACTTCAGGATAATCTTCATTTTTTAAATTAGTGTCATTACTATCCATAACCCTTACAGGTAAAGTCCCTTTATATTTTCTCCAATTACCTTTTCTTTTTAAAAAATCAAAAAAATTAGACTCTTCGTTTAAAACCTTATTTACAATTCTACTAATGTCATTTTCAGTTAATCTAACTATTCTTTTCATATCTTCATTTGTTTTTTTCTTTTTATAACTTGTCATAATTGGTTTTTGACCTTTACCTGTTTGTGTGTCTTTTTTTTCTGCTGATCTTTTTTGTTGACATGCTGATTTTTTTTCAGAGTCAGACATTTTACCCGCAACACCCGCAGCTCTACATTTAGGGTATCCCCCTTTATCTGTATTAGTTCTACCACAAGGAGGATGTTTACCATCAACCTTTTTACAAATGTTAACCCAAGGCCCTTTTGGTTGTTTAGATCCTTTAGGTTTCTTTTTAGTACCAAACCAAACGGCTAAATCTTCGTTTAGATTGATTTTATCAAGTTCAATCCATTCTTTAATGGGTACAATTTTTTTACCTTTTCCTGGTGTTTGATTTATAACATTACCATCCTCGTCACTAAAAGTTGCGTACGGATTATTTTTTATTTTATTATAAATTTTAACTGCCATTGTTTCTTCTTTTTTTCTTTGTTTTTTTGTTCTTTCCATTTTACCATCATATGAATCATATTCCAAATCAGGACTTTTGTAATTAGAAACAGGTTCAGTAAATGGCCCCATTACGTCTTTTTTAAAGAATCTAACTCCCGCCTGTAAAGGTGCAACATATGATCCTCTAGATCCCGTGGAGGTAGATGTTACCTCATTTAATGGCTTTTTCATATATTATAAATACTTTAATGTCTTAAAAAATATGTATGTACCATCAAATGTATATGATAAAAACAAAGTGTTGCGATTCCCCAAGTCTCCATCCAATAAAGACCATCAAAATATAAAAACAATAAAGACAATAAATAAATCGGCATGTAAAATCTAAACCTTTTTATTGACCATAAAGGAAATGTTGATGTAACAAAAAATGATATTGCTAAAATATTGTGTAACAACATATAACTTTCAACAGAAAACACAGTTAAAAGTAATATCAAAACCGCAGAAATTCTCCATTTAGGAAGATCAAAAAAGAAATAACTAACAAGTGCATTTGTAAAAATAAAAAGTGGTTGTAAAGGGGTATTCCAAGATTGAGAAATAGAATCTAAATGTCCACAAGTTAAATAAATAATAAAAGGTTGTAACAAAGCAATTACTGCCGTGAACAACCTTTTATAAAATTCAAATTTAGTTATCATTTAATCACTTTTCTCATAGTTCCGTCGTCGTAGACCTCAATGTAAACATCCATTAAATTAAGTCTGTTAGGATCTATTTCTTGTCCGTTTAAGTTAATATATTTAACGATTGTTTTTTGATTACCCAAATCCGTATTATTGATTGATATTGGACCAAAAGTTTCATAAACCCCATCGTTATCATATTGTTGTAATCTATAGTAATTAATAATTGGTTCCACTTTATAATCAACAACATCATAATCAATTTGTGTGTTTGAATTACCAGCAGCATTTAGTGTGACCACAGTTTCCCAAGTTTCACCATCTCTACTTTTTTGTAGATTAAAATGACTAGTGTTTTGTTCTGATGAGGTCACCCAAAAAATATAATTATTCTCACCCTTATTAATACCATCAAATGATGTTAATTCAATTGGAAGTCCACTTTGGATAGACACTCTATATTCCTCTATTTCACCATATGTATACCCTGCCGAGTTATATGCGTCTGTTGTTGGTGTTCCTGACCATTTAGACAATACTCTCATTTTAACACTTGTGGCTACCGCTGTGGTTGGAACAGTAAATGATTGTGATTGTGTCGTTCCATATGTTGTTTGCATTATGTTTTCTGTTGTTTGAAATATCCCATCGTTATTATAATCAATCCAAGCAGCATATCCTGAAGGGTATCCTAAAAATGTTGCTGGGCTAGAAACATATATTGTGTAGGTTGATCCTTTAACCAAATTCGTTGAAATTGATGTAAAATCTTGATATGAATCACCTAATGGTGAGTCATATGTTGAAGTGTTATTTATTGTGTTTAATGTTACATTTGATATATAATCACCACCACCTGTTCCTGTACTATATGGAGGGGCTGATTGTAGAGTAACAGACACAGGTGAAGTAACACCCGCAGGACAACCCCCACTAACAGAAGTGGTTCTAAAATACATTGTGGGTTGCTGTACGTTTAATATAAGAGTGTATGGATTTGCTGGGTTGTTTATTGTTCCCGCCACTGTTGAAAAGTTATCATATGAAAATTCAAACTTTGTTGTAGTACCACCATTTCCTGTTGTAGTGAATACCACGGCATCATTTACAGTTGTTGATGTTTTATTTGCAGCTAAAGTACCCGCCGCAGTAGGTGTAGTACAAGGAGCAACACAAGTTCTAGATATAGTAAATGTACCTGTAATTACTGATACCCCATAATATGCAACATACACATAATATACAGTTCCGTTTACTGTTGTAAAGGTAGCACTTTCCGTACCACCGGCGAGTGCTGCATCAACGGCTGCGACTTGAGTTCTACTAGCGCATGTACCATACCCAATATACATTCCTATATCAATGGATGAGGTTACAGATATGGTTGTTTGCCCACCATCTCCTGTAAATGTATACCACACACCATAACCACCAACATACAAACTATTTGGAGATGTTTCAACAACAGAGTTTACTGTCGTTCCGGCTAAAGAAGAGGTTGCACATGGTAAAGAAGTTGCTGCTGAGCATGCATCGTTTGTTGGTGGAGTAGGCGCTGCAGTACAAGTTCTTGATATTGTAAAAGTACCTGTTGCGGTAGATGTTGTGCTATAATGAGCAATAAAGACATAATACTGTTGACTGTTTGTCGTTGTAAATGTATATGATTCCGCAGAGTTTGATAAGGCATTATCTTGTGAAGCTACAACAGAAAAAGAACCGCAACTTGTACCTGTAAGTATAACCATTTCATGGTCAAATACTGCAGTTGATGATATTGTTGTTTGTTGACCATCTCCTGTAAATGAATACCATACCCCATAATTTGAAACTGATGCGCTTGCTGGAGGCACCTCAGAAACTGAGTTGACTGTTGTTCCTGCCAAATTAGACGTAGCGCAAGGTAAACTAGTAGCCCCTGAACACGCATCATTTGATGGAGGACTTAAAGTAGTAAAAGACCATGTTGAACATCCTGTTGCGGGTCCAACAGAATTTCGTGGAACAATTTTATGATAATAAGTTGTATTGGAGCTTAATGTTCCTGGATTGTAAGTAGTGCCAGCTTGATTTGAGGATACTAACGGAGGTGTTGCTGAGGTTCCGAAATAAACATCATAACCTGTTGCTGTTGCTGTAGCAGCCCAATTAATTGTTTGTGTTAAAGAAACATTTGTTGCACCATTAGATGGTGAAGAAAGGCTCGCACAGGTTGGTACTGTAGATGTAACATTATAAACAATAGATACATTGTCAATAGCTGCGGGTGGGTTTGTCCCTACAGATCCATCATTTCTCCATTCAAATGTTAATCTATAAGCTGTGTTTGTAAAGTACGAAGCTGGTATTGTAATAGTTATCAGTTGTGAGGTAGTATAACCAGCAAATGAAGCATTATATATTGTTCGCGTAGTGTTTGCAGTAGCGGCATTTATAATACCCGTAGGTGCAGTTCCACTTAAAGTTTTTTGTGTACCATAAACAGGTGCGGCATTTGCAGCGGGTTCAAAATAAACACTCATATAATCACAACAACTTTCACCCGTTCCTTTCCAATAAAAAGATAAAGTTGCGGTTGCTGTGTTTGTTGGTAAGGTAAAATTTCTATATAGATGAGATACCCTTGCAGCACTATTTGTATATGAATTTGGAGCAGTACTTGTTGCGTTTGTAATATATGCACCTCTTGATCCACCATATGCATAGGCACTACCTACTATCCATTGATTTTGAGTTGCAGTACCGACTGTAGCTGTCCATCCGTTTGCTGTGGCAGTAGTACCCGTTTCAAATCCACCATCACCTGTTGGGGACAATAATGTTGTTTGACTATATGATAACAAGTTTACTAATAAACTTAAAATAAAAATTAACTTTTTCATTTTTTATATTTTTTTAATTAATAATAATATTATATAAATATCTTATTTAAAAATAAAAATAATCGTAAATACTTAATAAAACAATAAAGAAGAACTTAAATTTTATTTTTCTTTCAAAATGGTATTATGAATGAGCAATTAAAGGATTAATTCATATTTAAAAAGTCCACAGTCCCATATTTTATTAAAACCTAATTCAGTAGTTAACTCCTTTTCCGTTTTTGATAGGTTAATATTTGGATATCTTTTTTTTAAATTATTTTTACCAAAAGAAAATTTGTGGTACCTCTTATATCTACCCACTTTAGAATTATAATAGTAATAAGTTGGTTTAACTATTGACGTAAGTTTAAACCCTAAATTACTATATAAATTATTATCGGGATCTATAGTCCATCTTCTATCTGCAAAACTAATAATACTATTTGGTGAATATTCTTTAATAAAAAATTTTATGAATTTAGATGCCAAACCTCTTATTACATAATTTTGTTTAGTTGCGTATCTACTTAATTCATATTCTCCATTTTTATTTTTGGTCATATTTCTTTTTTCATTGAATGACATAACTCCAACTAATTCATTCTCATAATAAGCACCATAACATATAGTAGATTTATCTGTCCCTTGAATGTGATTATTATTTAAAAATATTTTCTTATCTTCATTATTTAGATTTTTTATTATAACATTTCTACCTCCGATCTTAATTCCATTATTAATTTTTAACAAATGTTTAAGTTTTGTTTTGACCAAATCTTTTTTAGTCATCCATTCGTCCTCAAAAATTTGTATGAGATTATAACCAAGTTGCTTACATTCAATTGTTTTATTTAAATGATAGTTAGAATTCTTACCCATCTTTTCTGTATGGTAATAAAGACCATTATACTCAATAAGAATGTTCGTATCTTTAATAATTATGTCTATTTCTTTACCATTAAGTAATTTACGATTTTTACCTTTTTCTGTTTCAAATCCTAAACTTTCAATAAATTCTTTAATTTCAATTTCCCCTTTAGATGTCCAAGTCGGTGTTGCATTTATGTTTGTTTCTATAGCCTTTGCACTCAAAATTTTTGAAATAGTATTTGAAACTATTTTATGATTTGGGAAATTGAGTTTATAATCCTCTAATGTTGTGTTATGTTTGTGTTTTAAATGTGTATTTGAAATTGATTTCATTTTTTCACCACATAGATTACATATGACAAAATTATCTTCATTATTTAATTCATTATTCCTTTCTATTTTTTTTAATAATTTTGAATGTAAATGAACATCTTCAGGAAATTTATCTATATATTCATTAATGGTGGTATTATGGACTTTTCGAATGTGTTGTTCAAAACAACCCGTTTTATTTAAAGTATCTGATGTTTCCCAATCACACAACCTACATTTTCTACTTGATTTTATTTCTAATTCGATAATGTCAAAATAATTCTCAAACCATTTTTTATTATGTTCTGATTCATATTTTTTTCTTTGGTAATTATTTTTTGGGATATTAACGTCACCATATAAATTAATTATGTGTTTGGTTAGCATTCCTGATAAATTATTTGGGTCATTAATAATAATCTCAGTTTTTTTACACTTAGCAACTAATTCATAATTGTTTTTTGGGGTATATAATTTGGTTTTACTTGATCCTATATTAGAACTATTACCTATTTTTATTTGACCTCCTTTTTTATTTATGTCTATATTGTTGTCCTTTAAAATTTGTGATATTTTTTTGTGACCAACTTTAAAACGTTCAGCTAATTTATGAGTACTCGGTATTTCTGTTTTATATAGATCAATAATTTTTATAATATCGTCATTTGTTAACTTTGTTTTCATAAATTATTTTTATATAAATATAATAAAAATAAAATTATAGTCCATTCATTTTTACACCTATCATAAAATAAAAAAAGGGTGATAAATAAATACCACCCTTTTTTATGTTCTATAGATGAACGATTATCTCAATTCTCTAAGATCAAATGTACGTACTCCATCAACAGTGATACGTCCGTAGAAACGGTTATTCACCATTTTCTTCGCGTATCTCGTCATTATTCCTTTTATTGGAGTGAAGTTAAATGGGTTGTACATTGTAGGTGTCAATTGTAGAGGTACGTACGGTGCGTAAACGTATCCTGTGTCTAACAATGATGTTCCTTTGTGACCCAACAAGATTGTGTTTGGTGGGAAGTAAGGATCACGATAAACTTGGTAACGTCCTGCAAGAGTACCAACTCTTTCAATACCCATGTTATACTGATCTTGCTCAGGAGAAGCGTTAGATACGTGGAAGTATTCTAAATCATCAAAAATAGCTGAGATTTCAGAAGATACAACGATCCAGTTAGCTCCACCTCTAAGTGTAGATTTGTGAATTTGTGCTGAAATTTGGTTGATAGCTGTGATCAACGTTTGATTCCAGTCTTTTTGAGTGTACTGAGTCAACGGATTCGCTGAAGTACCTCTTTTCCATCCGTTGTAATCCCAACGTAATGTCCAAGCCGCACCTTTTCTCAAGTCACGAAGAATTTCACGGTCAATTTCTGCCGCCACTTGCTCAGACAATAAAGCTGTTAATTCAGCCTCAGCGTCGATGTTATGGAATGCAGAAACGTCTTGTGCCAATTCAGGAGACCATTGTGCTCTTAGTTTTCTTTCTGTAACAGATACAGTAACTGACTCAAGGTCAAAAGAAACTTCACCAATTTGATCTTCAAATTCCAATTCTTTGTAAACTCTATATGATGCAGTAAATGCAGATCCGGCAACCGCACTACCAGCTATATCAGTTGTTAAACCAGAGTATCCATCAAGTGAATCAACACCAATAGAACATGGAACTTGTAAATCAACTTCTAAGTAGATAAGTCCGTTAGGTGTACAAAGATTGTCATATGAACCACCATTTCCATCAGTAGGGAATGTAGTTGAAGTTTGTACACCATATTGTACGATTCCTTTACCATATTTTTGAGTAACTACTCTAAATAATAGGTTTCCTGAACCTGCTCCTGAGAATGCACCACCCGCAGTTGTAACAGCATTTACGTGTAAATCAGAAAGGAATGCTTCATTATCCATTTCTTGACCATCAGGACCGATAAGTTTTCCTGCACCTGCGTTAGAGAATCCAGAAAGTACAAGTAATACTTTTCTGTACTCATCTGCCGTATAAGCAGAAGGGATTAATTGACCATTAGACCAAGCTACTGTACTTACCGCACTTGAAGTGATTGCCGAGAATGTACCTTTAGAATAATCAAAAAGTCCTGGTGGATCTAATGCTGGTTCAGCACCTTCATAAAATCTATCATAAAGGTTTTTGTCACCTGTTGAATATCCAGCACCTTGAGCTGCAGGACCATTAGGCGCTCCAAGTGGAGAGTAGTGAGTACCACCAGCTGTAGGGTCTTGACCATTTTGGTAAGCTTGGATTTTAGGTACGAAGTAGAACAATTTACCGATAGGCAAGTTCATTGCTTGTACAGATACTAAATCGTTAGCCAACAATTTAGAGAATACGCGTCTTACGATAGGGAAAACTACAGTTTCAAATGAACCTGAACTATCTGTTGATGCCGCTTCGTTGATTAGGTGAGATGCTTGGTTTTCATAAAGTTGTGCCATGTTCTCTTTAATGTGTCCTTTTAGACCGTCTAGGAATCCTAATTTATCCCATTTGCTAATTGTATCTTCTTTGATAACTTTAAGGTGCTTAAGACCGATGTTACCAACAAGACCTGATTCTAATAATGCTCCCATTTTTTTATTTTTTAAAATTGAGTTTATTGTTTATTTTATTTTATTCATTAAATCCTTCATTCTTAAGAATTGTGGATTTTCATAAGTTTTACTTTCGATCAAATTAGAAGACCCTGTTGTTGGAGTTTTAATAACTTTAGATGCTACAGATTCTGTAACTACGTTAGTGATTCCATCAAGTTCTTCTTTGATTGATTTGTAAAGACCTTTAGATTCTTTGATTGATTCAACATTATCAAATCTTCTAAGGATATTAATTTTTTCTTGTTTAGTTGTTGTATGTTCAGTAAACAAACGAGTAGCGTATGCCAAATTAGAGTTGAATACCGCAACTTCGTTTAACTTAGTTCTAAAGAAATCCAAAGCTTTTTTGTATTCTTCATTTTTTTCTCTAAGTACGTCGATTTCTTTATTCAAAGATTCTTTTCTTAACTGGCTTGGAGCGGCAACTCTATTTCTTTCAGCTCTTCGCTTATAAGTTATAGTTCTTGACGCTTCTGTAGTTTCCGCCTCTTTTCTCATTTTTGGTTTTTTCAAGAAAAGACTTGATGCCTCTTCCATTTCTTCTTCCCACTCAGATTCATTTTCTTCATCAGATGTTTCGGTTACTCCGTGTTTCATATTAGGATATTTGAATTGTTTCATTTTACCTACTTTACCTTTTGGTTTCATAGATTCATAAACCTCGTCAAGATCTTCCTCTTCTTCCTCATCGGATTCTTCTTCTTCTTCTTCATCCATTTCTAATTCGTAAATGGTCTCATTTTCTTCCTCTTCTTCTTCGTCCATTTCAAGTTCATACACAACTTCTTCATCTTCTTCGTATGCTTCCATTGTTTCGTCTTCATAACTATTATCAGACTCGTTTTGGATTAAGTATTCAACGTCCTCATTGTCATCAGACAAATGAATATAATCATCGTCTTTTGAAATAATAATTCCGTCATCTTCTCCCATAGCTTTAAAAACTTTTGCTAATTCTTCAGGAGAAGCTCCTCTCATGTCCAATGGAGCCATTTCATTTTCGTCTTCCATATCGTCAAATCCCATCATAGTCATATCAAACTCTTGATCGTCTCCTTCGTCATCAGACATTTCAAAATCAATATCTTCTTCCTCATCATCACCAGTCGGCTCATTTTCGTATTCAACGTCTTCAATATCTTCAACGTCTTCAACGTCTTCAATATCTTCGTCCTCTTGTTCTGAGATTCTTGATTTTGGTTTTTTTGTACCACTAAGTGATTCCTTTACTAATTCACTGATTTCTTCCTTCATAGTAGAAGCAAGTATTCCTTTTGCATTTTCAGTTACTGCTTCTTCAAGGGCTTTCATTTGTAATAAAGCTTCCTCTACTAAAGAGTTTTTGGTTTCGTTTGCCATTTTTAATGCGTGCGTAAAATTGTTTATTTATCAAATAAATATATCCTTATTTTAAAAAATTCGTTATTTTATGTATTTCTGATAAAAAAAATTAAAAAGCACAAAAAAAGGGAACACATAAAATGATCCCTTTTTAAAAAATTTAATAAGTTTATTTATTCAATTACCTCATCAATTTTACTCTCAACAATTGCGGTTATTCTCCAATCCATCGTGTAAGACTCGTAAGCTTTGGTTACTTTCGCCTCAACATCGGTGGGAGAAAACCCCCTAACCAATTTTTCTTCTTTAATTTTTTTTACTTTTCCTGAGTTCTCATCAACCATATCGGTTGTAACTCTTGCTACAAAATACTTTTCATCCATGTCTTAAATTTTTACTTACCCAAATAATCGGATAATCTTTTCATTAAGTCAACAGATTTACCTAAACCATTACTAGAAATTATTTCATTTTCTTTTTTCTGTTCAATATTTTCATCGTATCTTGATCTATCTTCTTTATTTATGTATAGATATGCTCCCGGTGTGGATGGAGAAGATACAAGGTCAAAACATATTAATTCAAAGTCATCTTGTACTTCATTTTGATCTCCTTTTTTAACTAAAGACCCAACCCCTCTTGAGGATACTCCCATAGTAACTCCTTGTCTCATCATATTTGCGGCAACATCTCCTTTTGAAGATACTACCCCTCTTTCGTGAAAACCTGGTGTTGTAAGAAGTCTAATTTTTCCAACAAGTACATTGTCTTCCCACCATATTTTTGTAATAAGGTGTGATACACGATCCAAGTCAATTAAAGAAGATTCAGGGTGATTCAACTCTGAAATAGATAAACCTTTATTTATCATTTCATTATATCTGTCAGATTCTCTTCTTAATATTTTTTCAGGATAAATTCTACCATTTCTATTTGGTACACCGTACTTTTGTAAAGTCGCATAAAATTCAAATGGTTTTGAATGATCTAATTGTCCGTAAGATTCTTCAATAACGCTAAAATTTCTTTTATCATTTGGATTTATTATTCCGGCGTCATGTTCAATAAGAATCCCCTTACCAAATTCATTAGGTCCTAGTATTTTCATAATCTTTTTAAGATAAATATCACATTAGTACCAATTCTTTATCTTTTGTTTTGCTTAATGTAAAATACTTTGAATTTTTTAAGTCGTCTGTGTAAATACTATTTATCATTAACTTAATTTTTTCCCTTAAATAAATTGATTTAAAATCTAAGTTTTCTTTGTTTAAAAATAGGGTGATTTCAAGATTTAAAAAACTTCTTTTATTTTTTTGGATTCCACTTGTTCTTAGATCTAAATCAACTATTTGTTTTTTATCAAATAATGAGTTATCCGTAACCTCAAGCAGTGTGTGTTGTATTTGTCTTTTTATTTGTCCTGTGATTCTATTCCAATTTTCATATTCATCTTTTGGTTCAACCCACGTTTGAATTACAATGTAGAGTGATTTAAAATCTTTGGAATCTACTGTTCCATAATGACATTTTGCATCTTTCAAGATGTTTAATTTTGACGTTTTTCCTTTTTTCATTTTTCATACCTTTCAGGTTTATTTTAATTAAAATATAAAAAAAAATTACGACTTGTCAAAAAAATAAGTATTTTTGCAGGTATGTTGATATATTTATATCAATAATTTCCTTAAATTTATGATTATAGTAGAAGTAAAAAATGCAAACTCTCTGGAGTCGGCCCTTAAAACTTATAAATTCAAAGTTTATAAGTCAAAACAAAATGAGATTTTAAGAAATCGTCAGGAGTTTAAAAAGCCATCAGTTAAGAAAAGAGCTCAGGTTAAAAAGGCTAAGTATTTACAAAAAGTTAGAAGTTAATTTTATTAAACTTCTTTTTTCTCTTTTTGAATTTGGTGGACCATATATCCAGCAATAGCCATTTCCACTGCAACCCACATAACAAAATCTGTCATAGAAAATGTATTGTATTTTTTAAGTAAAAAAAAGATCATCCCCCATTGTCCTATGATAAAAGCAAAACCTGACTCTAATCTCTTTTTAGAAAAATATGATTTTGTCGGAGAATACATATTAAGTACTTCCTTTAAAAACCATTTAATATTTTCCCAACCAAAAAAGTATTTTTTCTTTTTCATAGTCCTTGATTTAATTCTTGCAATTTAAACAAATTGTAAAGATCCGATTTTGAGGAATTAATTTTTTCAATTGTTTTTGATAGTGTATTTTTTAAATCAGTATCAGTAGATTCATTTAATGACTTATTTAATTTTGAATTAATTTCTTCTTTTAAAGATTCTATTTTTTCTTTAACATCATCCTGAGATAATGATATTAGTTCTTTTAATTTTGATTTATCTTCTTCACTAATATTTTCATATTTTTTATTAAATGTTGTTGTTGCAATTTTTACCATAGATGAAAGTGGTAAATTAACAGATTCCTTAACTACTTCAGTTTTTGAAGATGTTTTAATGACAGATTTAATATTATTTTTTGATTCTAAAACATTCTTTAATGATTTAATAGATTTTTCATATACGGTTGTATCAATATCTTTATAGTTGTTAGATTTTGATTCAGTATAGTTTGAAACCCAACGATCAATTAAATTTATTTTTTTATCATTTGATTCAATTAAAACTTGCAAATATTCAATTGATTCATTTACATAATCTTCAGCTATATCATTGTTTAAACCTTTATTTGTTGAAAGATCATCATATAGGTAATATATTTCACTCATATCTTTGTTTTCCAAAATATGAGATTTTAATTCTTTCATAAATGTTTTAAACTGATTAGTATTATACACCTCAGCAGAAGCATTTTCTATTTTTGTTTTAATTGTTCCAAAAGTATTCATATCTTTTTTTTATATAAATATCTCTTATTTTAAAAACTCTTTAATTCTATCATCAATTTCAACTAAAGCGTTTTTTCCTTTTGACAAATCCATCACGTCTAACTCGGTAAATAATTTGTCTTCTAATATTAAATTCAAATCATTTTTATTAAAAGATTCAGGAGTTACTCCAGGTTCTCCTCCTGCTGGTGGGGGTGGTGGTGCTCCTCCGCCCATATCACCTAAACCTCCCATATCAGGTGGTCCTCCGCCAGCCTCTTCACCACCTGCAGGTGCCGGTTCCCCTTCTTTTTTACCGTAAAGTTTATCTACAGTGTCAAATATCCCCGTTGAGACAATCACTTGAGCAGTGTTTGTTAGTTCAGATGCTACCGCTCTTTCAATCCTTTGTTGTTGTAGATCTAATCTAATCTCTTCGTCTGAGAACCCTAAAATGTGTTTTTTAGCCCAAGATGCAGAAACCGGCGCAACACTATCTTGAATTGCCGCAACCGCATCTTTATAAAGAAGTATTTTTTCTTTCCATACCTCAACCGAAAGAAGATCCGCTTGTTTAGACGGGTTTGTAAGTCCTAATGTGAAATTTTGTAACTCATCCTCAAAACCTAATAAAAATAAATGGATAATCGCAATTTTATTTAATTCTGCTATCATACATTTTTGAATTCTATTTATTGTTCTTGCAAAACGAATATCTAAAAGTGATAAATTTTTACCATCACCAACAGCCTCTTCAAACCCAAGATATGCTTTTGGAATTCTAAGTGCGGTGACTAGTTTCTTTTGTATATACTCAATATCCGCAATTTCAGATAGGTTTTGAGCTCCTGCTAATGTTTCAATTGGCATTGTTGCGGCAGGATCCCTAACAGGAATAAAGTAATCTTGGTCTACCGCCATTTGGTTATATCTCATATCTACATTACCTGTTTTTCCGTCAACAATTTGATCTCTTTTAAATTTACTTGCTACTCTTTGTACGTACGCATCAACATCCTTATCATCCATATTACCCACAAATACTTTAAACACCCTTCTTTCAGGTGCTCTTGATGTTCTGTAGATCAACATTGCGTCTTCACATAAAAGAAGTTGTTTCCATATACGTCTCGCCTTTTCAAGCATTGATGTACCATAAGGTAGTTTTCTATCGTCACCTAATAATCTAAAGTGAGCAATTTCCCAAGTATTAAATTCAATATTTTTTTCTTTCCAAGTGAATTTTAACGCATCGTTTTCCATTTCTTGGGAATACTTGTCAGGTTGGAATTTCATCCCCTTTTCTAATCTTTCAATTTGAATATTTGGTAATTGTTGGCAACCAACAATCCCTTTTTCAGGATCTAATTTTAAATAAAGAAAATTGTCACCATACTTACAAGTATTTCTTGTCCACATAGGTAAGTTAGAATTAATATCTAACTTATTATTAAAAAGATCGGCCAATACCGATTTTATTCTTTTTGACTCTGAATAAATTTGTAAAATATATCCATCTTCATTTGGTGTTGTTGATTCTTCGGCATAAATGTCTAAGGACGCCGAAATTTCGGGTGTGTTATGTGAGAATATAGTATCAGTTGCAAAGTTTTTATAACCCGGAACAGTTAAATCATATACAGGTATTACACCATATGGTTCTATTGATACTATTTTATGGTTTAAAACAATTTTATCTCCCTTAGCCGTTGCAGTTGAGAGTGGGGATTTTTTAATTCCGTACGCATCCAAAAATGTTGACCAATCTTTATAACCAGAACTGGTGATTTCTCGCTGTAATTTACGATAAGAAACATTTAAAGAACTTGCAGTTTTCTTTAAAGTTTTATATTTTCTAGCGTTTTCAATAATATTATCAAATGGTAATTTAATGTACGCCGGGTTATTTACTCCACTTCTTTTACCGTCCCATTTATACTTACCTTTTCTTTTTGCAACTAAAGACATCTTTTCTCTAAATTCAGGATTAGACCAAAGTTTTTCATTATTTAATTTTGCGTGGTAAGAACGATGTTCAGAAATGTTCATTATTTGTAAATTTTCAGGTAAATTATTTTTACCATTAAAATCAATATGATGAACTTCTTCGTCTTTATTTATTTTTCTATTATAAAACCATTCGGCAATTATATTATGTTCAGAAATCCAACCATTATGCCCTTCATTAGAATTACACGTATATACCCAATTATATTTTTCATTATTGTAAAATGATTTTCTATAAAACGGCATCATAGAATCCCCAGATTTAAGATTCATTACCCTTTCAAATGAACCGTCTCGTTTCATTAATTGGTGTTCCCATGTGGCAATAATGTGAGTTCCATCGTCAAAAGTAATTTTATATGTCATCTCATCACGAGTATAATGAGCATTTCTTGCCATCGCAGGTACTACCTTTTTTTGATTATGGTCATAAGCATAAGTTATAAATTCGTATTCTCTACCCTTATCAGCTAACTCTTTAATGGTGATAAAACCATTTGGAGTGGCAATTTTAGTGTCTCCCGCAATGCAATATTCCATCGATTCGTAATCATAATATGACGCCAATCTTGTTGGTTCATAATAAACTGCTTGTTGATATAGATTGCTTTCTACTTTTTGCCATTGTTTTCCAAGATACATTGTTTGTTGAGCTTCCAACTTTTCTCTTTCGTATTCTTGCTTATCAGGGGTTTTTAATAATTCTTGCTTATCAAATTTAAATACAGGTGATTGTTGGTCCAAAGTAGAATTTGGTCCAAATACTTTACTTATCCTCTGCCATACTGTTAGTTTTTCTTGTGACATTTCTTTTTCTTTTAAAAATAATTTGTTTTTGGCAAAATTAAATATTACCTTTTACTTTTACCGAATAACCATAAATAGTTTTCATAATCACTTTTGGTTGGTGTGTGCAATCCCAAACTTTGATTTAAATGATCCATATTTGGAATTCCCGGATTATAATTAGTTGATATTGACCTATGTTCCGTTGTTTGAACCTCCCAAGCATTTAACATTGCCTTTGTTTGTTCTGTAACCTTTTCAAGTTTCGCAAAAGAAGTCTCACCAACATAAATAGCCATTGCCATAGCCATAATCAAATCATCGTGTTGTCCTTTTTGGTGATCTGGTCTTCCATTAACATAAACAAAAGTGTTTAATTCGTTAAATAATCTTTGTGATCTAACTTTAAAATTATGTCTTAATGCTTCTTCAAATGATGCAACTATTTGAACCCTTTTAGAGTTAAAGTTAATACCCGGAATTTTCTCATTTATTTTGGGATCCCATTTCCATTTATCACCAGGATTCACCCCATCAACATATAAGTTTTTATACCCAAGTTCTTGAAGTTTTCTTGATGTGGCAACTCCCATACCTCCGGTAATATCCGTGATTATAAGGGCATTATACATAGTTCCCCATTTATAAGCGATTTCTGCAACAACATCTGGCGGAACCTTTGCAATGTACTCTAATACTTGTTCTCTTTCATCAAAATCAATTATAGTAAAGGTCGTAAAATCCTCACTATCACCTCTTGAAACGTCCATACCCAAAATATATTTGTGATCCATTACAGGTTCTTTCCATTGCCATAATACACCACCCATAAATTTATTTTCGGGTTCTTTCAAGTCATTATCTTTAATTCTTTTCATTGTTTCAGGTGGAATGACGTTATCCCCCGAACCTAAAAAGTTACATTCAAGTTCTTGTGATATTTTTCTTTTATCAAATTTTAGTTTTTTAGCCATTGCCTCAAACCAAGAACTATATGCTTTGTAACCTGTTTCTAATTTTACTTTAAGATCTTCAAAATCACGGTCTTTTACTTTGACTTCTGAATAGTCAAGTGTGATCTCATCGTCTTTATAATCAGATCTATTAAGCATGTAATGAACTATATCATTACATTTAATTAGTTTTAAGTCTTTTGAATATCTTGGATCTCTCCACCAATACATTTCAGTAATGGTAAAGTCATTCATCCCTTTTATTGATTGGCTATATATTGAATAATAAATTGGATCAAATCCGTTTGGTGTTGAAATAACAATTACTTTACCTCCTGTTGAAAGGGACGCCATACATGCTGACCAAAAATCTTCGTCAGCATCAATATATGCCGCCTCATCAAAAATAAGAATAGTTGGGGTATATCCACGAAGTGCATCTTTTGATGTTGCAACAGCCTTTACTTCACACCCATTAGTTAATTTAAAGTGTCTTTGTGAGTTTTTTTCATTTGAAAACTTAACCCCAAGCCAAGAAGGCCATTGATCTACAAACGCCCTTACTTTATTTGCCATCTCCATGGCAGTGTCAAGTTTGTTTGCAATGATTAGAATTTTTTCAGGTTTTTCTTTACGGGCAAATACCAATCTTTTAGAAGCCCAAGCAGAAGTTACAGTAGAAACCCCGGCCTGACGATATTTTAATGCAATATTTTCTTCAGATACGTCATAATCTTTTACTAACGTAACCTGATCATTAAATAACTCTAAAGGGACGTATTTTGATTGTGTGTTGTCGTAGGTTTGTAAATATGTTTTAAGTGCGTATGGTGTGTCATTTACGCATTTAGCATACTCTAGTAAAACCTGTTCTCTTGTTAACGACATTCACTATGAGTTATTTTTTTGAAATTAATTTTATAAGTTCAGATTTAGTTAAAGTAGGAGGGGTGTGTTTTTGAACTAATCGTAAAATACTTTCCTCAAGTTTTTTCACATCATCAGCATCTTTAGCCTCAACTTTTTCAGGTAATTTACTTGTTTTAGTTTTAGCGAAATCCTTTACTTGTTTTTTAGACATTGAATCAACAACTTTTTTAACTTTGTTTCTATAACTTTTAGGGATATCTTTTAATTCTTTTTCTCCTTTTTCAACTGAGTAAGAAGCACCCATTAAACCGTGTTGTTTTTTAGAAACAGATTTTTCCGTTACTTCACCTTCAGTTTTTATAGTTGCCTTTTTATTGGTAGTGTCAATATCCATTTGTTCAGGTTTTTTACCTTGTGAATCTTTTTTAAACTCTTCTTCATCGGATTGATTTGTTAGATCATATTCAAAACTAGTTTTACTAGTTTTTTCGTTAATAATTCTTTTATAAAGTGCAGAAATCTGACTTTCATCTAGTTTTTTAATTGTTTCAAAACTAATACCTTCTTTTAGAAGACCAATTACTTTAAAATTATTCTTTTCCATCTAACACTAAATTTTTTTCCCAGTTTAATACGATATCTCTTTCGTATAATTTATCTTCAACACTTTGAATTGTATCTCCGTATTGAAAAACCAATCTTTTATATTTCATGTCAATTACAAACTCAGAATTTGAATCTTCCCATGCTAATGACACAACACCATCAGTTGCATCATATACAGAGAAAAAATCAGAATTTTGAACTAATATTAACCCTATATCTGAAGTTTTTAATATTCCAACTTTTTTTATGTATTCAATATTTGGTGGTAGTGGTTTTCCCGCTGCCGGTTCCGAATCCCATTCTTCCCCCCAAACATCATCCAAATCAGAGAAAATAAATTCATATATGTTATCTCCTTTATAATTTGGACCTAATTCGTTTACATAAACAAGTTTCATACAATCTTTCCTCTTGGTGTTACTTTAACTTGTTTACCATCAACTGTAAATACTAAATTTTCTTTATTAGTTTTACCAATAAACTTAGCTCCTTTATTTTCGTTTAATACATAAAGTGCTGTTACTTTTTGTTCTAAAGATTCACTCATAGAAATGATCTCTTCTTTTACGTTAAGTTTTCTAACTTTTTCTTTAAGAAAATTTCTTTTTCTTTTTTCTTCTAAAATTGTTTTTTCTTTTTCGTCAATTTTGAAATATTTTGATAAAACTTTTTCTACTTTTGATTCTCCAAAAACAGAATCCATCATATGGTGGTATCCTTCTTTTTCTTCTGCTGGTTTTGGTTCAGATTCATCACCCATATCCATTTCATCAGATGGTAAATCCATATCTTCATCACCAAAACTAGTTTCAAACTCATCTTCTGATGACATATCAACATCATCACCCATTCCGTAATCACCTTCTTCAGTAGAATCTAATTTATCTAAAATATCTTCCTTATCTTCCTCATCAAGATTTGATAAATCAATTGCAGAAATAATAGAATTTAAAACGTATTTAATGTCTTGAGAATCCATACCTTGATCTTTATCAAAAGATCTAATTTTTTGACTTAATTTACCTGTAAGTTTTTGAATTGACTTAAGACCCATTGGACCTTCTTCCTCATCACCTTCATCATCTTCAGGCATTTCTTCGTCATCCATACCCATATCATCAGATGGTAAATCCATTCCTCCTTCTTCTGTACCCATATCATCAGATGGTAATCCTGCATCATCCATACCCATATCATCAGATGGTGGTGTTGGCATATCTGTAAGTTCATCAGAGGCAGGTGGAAGGTCAGTCGCTTCAGGTGCCGGTGGAGGTGTTGGGAGTTCTGCAACTGGTTCAGGTGCAGGAGTCTCTTTTTTAGGTCCTTTTAGTACAAATCTTTTTTTTTGTTCACCAATTAAAGGAATCTCTTCATTGTTTTCGTGAAGTCGGTTCATTTCTGACGCAATTAGATTTAATTTTTTCATTGCTTCTGAATACGAACGATAATATTTTCTTTGTTTCATTGGTTCGCTGTAGTCCAAAGAGGACTCATTCAAACCTTTTTTAATGATATAACCATTTCTTTCTTTAACAATACCATAAGCATTACCATCCGCCAATCTAATAGTATAATCTAATGTTTCTAGATTATTATTTTCGTGTTTTGGTGTTTCTTTATATTGTGCAATTTCAAGGATCCTTTTTATTTTATCCATTCCTTGTAATTTTTCACTTCCTAAAGGTCTCAAATCTCCCATTTTATTTATTTTTATTTTTAACTGTTTAGTCCTTTAAATCCCCCAAGTTCAACCGTATTACACTGTTTTGCTTGGTTTAGATTACTATCCGTCCATTCTGCTGGAGGTGTATAAAATATCACAACATTACCTACGGTGCTACCTGATCCAGGAACGTATCCTTTAACCTCCGTAGTGTAAAAATTATCTGTACAAGCTGAAGTTGGCATAATTTTTTTCTATATAAATATATTGTTAGTTTGTATTTTTCAAATTATTCATTATTTTCTTGTTCTAATGAAAGATTTTTATCCATATAATCATTTTTAAAATCCATCAACTTACCTAAATAACCATTTCTTCTCAATACCTTAAATACCATATTTTCGTATGAGTACTCTCCTCCAGATTCTAAACCACAGATCCTATATTTTTTTAATTTATTTTTATATTTTGAGATCAATTCCATTGCATCTTCAAAAGGTTCGTCTTTAGCATTTTCAATCGCCCCATCAATAATGTCCATCCATTGCTTAGATTTTTCTTTTATTTTTTTTTCATCTAATTCAAAAGATTCCTCTTTCGGGATTCTATTCCATTTATTATTCATAATAGAAAACTCTCCAGCAGAATTATTTCCGGATTTTTGATCCTCAACAAAAAGTTCAACATCAAAACCTTTTATCGTTATATCATGTTGAGAATTAAAT